ATGAACGCTTTTAATTTTGATTATCCAACACCAAGTCAGATTGTTGATGAAAATATAAATCATTTCTATTCACTACAATGCATATGCAAAGAAAGAAATATTAAACTCAGTATGTTTCAAATGTTTTATCCGATAAATGGAATATTTAATGATGATGAGAGAACTAACTTATATCAAATGGCTTTTGTAAAGAGTATGTTATCACATCCATTATTACTTGAAATGGATGATACTTTTTGGGGTTGGCCCATATTTGAACATATTGGAGGTAAGAATCTAATGAGACATCTTGATAAGAAAAATATGTGGAAAGAGGTAAGTCATTTTGATGCTCATCCTAATGAAGAAACTCATAAAAATATCATGGAACTTATATATGGTGTGACAAGTTGACACATAAATAGTTTTAAAATGCCCGAAAATACTAGGATTTTTAAGACCTATTTAACCCTTGACAATCACCCCATATACCTGTCATTATATAATTAGATGATGACTAAAAAATCCACGATTGCAAAACTTCTTTCAGAAGAGAACATTATTGTTAGACACAAAAAAGCAGACACTGCTTCTTTTAATGTTGAAACAAGAGAGTTAGTTCTACCTATATTTAAAGAAGAAATTAGTAATGATGTTTATGACATGTTTGTTTGTCATGAAGTTGGTCATGCATTATATACACCTATGGATTTATTAGAGAGAGGTGTTCATCAAGGTATTAATCATTCTGTTATCAATGTTTTAGAGGATGCTCGTATTGAGAAAATGTTTCAAAAGAAATACCCTGGTTCAGTAAAAAATTTCAAACAAGGTTACAAAGAATTAGTAGAAGGTGACTTCTTCAAATTAAAAGATAAAGATTTATCTAAATTAAATATTATTGATAAGATTAATATCTTTTACAAAACTGGTCTTATTGGTAATGTAAATGAAGAAGAACAAAAATTTATTGACGAAGTTGATACTTTAAAAAGTGTTGAAGACGTAATATCACTTGCCGCCAGATTATGTGAGTATCACAAAAAACAACAAAAAGATCAAGATGGTGATGGTCAACAAGATCAATCAGGCAATCAAGAACAAGAAAAAACTGATAGTCAATCTGAGTCAGAGTCAAGTGAAGGTCAAGAACAAGTTCAAAGTTCAGAGGGTTCAGAAGAGTCTGAAGAAAAAATTGATGAGGGTGCATCTGAGTCTGATAGTGGTGAGGAAGAGTCAAAAGATGATTCAAACGATGTAGGATCAAATGGTGCAGGTCTAGGAAATGATGGCGACCTTAAATCATCTACTGATCAAGCGTATCAAGATGCTATGAATAAAAACAATGATACTGATGCAAAAGATAGAATCTATACTCAAACACCTAAAAAATTAAACTTAAATAAATTAATCTATTCTCACAAAGAGATTGCTGACGATTTGATAGAGACATACACAAATAAACATACTGAAGAATTTGAGAATCTCATACATCAAGACTACAAAAAAGTTTTTAATGATAACAAAAAAGTTGTTCAATACATGGTCAAAGAGTTTGAAATGAAAAAGTCTGCTGATCAATACAAAAGAGCATCTACTTCTAAGACAGGTTCTCTTGATATGACTAAATTACACAACTACAAATTTGACGAAGACTTATTTGCAAAAATGACTACTTTGCCTGGAGCTACTAATCATGGTATGATTATGTATCTTGACTGGTCTGGTTCAATGGCAGATAATATGAGATTTACCTTGATACAGTTATTCAATCTTATTTGGTTTTGTCAGAGAGTAAAAATACCTTATCAAGTTCTTGCGTTTACAGATCGTATTCATACAAGTACACTCAATGAGATTCAAGAAGAAGTTATTGGTGATCATAACTTTCAATATTTACGTTTACTTGAATTCTTTTCAAGTGATCAAACAAAACAAGAGACTCAAACAATGATGACTAATTTATTAGGTTTCGCTAGAGACTGGTCAAATGATGGTCCAAGAAATGATGCAAACTATGTTTGGTCTACTTATATTCCTAGAAAATATAATCTTGGTGGTACACCATTAAATGCTGCTTTACTAACTACATACAGAGTCGTTAAAAGATTTCAAGAGAAACACAAAGTTCAAAAATTAAATATGGTTATATTAACTGATGGTGAGAGTCATCATCATGAAAATGTATTTTCACAAAGATCAAATTTTTGGAGTAATGGTGCCAAAGAACTCAGTAAACAATTAACTCATAGTGATTTTAGTAAAGACATATATATTCAGTGTTCAGATACTAAAGTTCAAACTCAAATTCAATTATATCAAACTGAGTCTTTCTTAAATTTTGTAAAACTTCAGTTACCTAATATTTCAATAACAGGTTTCTATGTATCAGGTACTGGTAAACAAGGTAGAGTACCTCTTAGAGATATTTGTAGAAAATTTGGATTAAGTGAGTACAACGATAGAGAAAAGATTGTTGCGATACAAAAAGAATTAAGAGAGAAGAAAGTTGCGATATCAAAAGTCGCTGGATTTGATGAGTATTACATATTACCAAGAGGTCCAAGAGAGACCGATGAAGAACAAGAATTGACATTCAAAAAGGGTGCAAGAGCGGCTGGAATGGCAAGAGAGTTCTTAAAATTTGCTCAGAAAAAGACTTTGAATAGACAATTATTGAATAAATTCATTGAAAAAGTTGCCTAAATTAGGCCTTGACAATATATCAGATTACCTGATATTATATAATTAGATGTTGAAAAAGAGAGGTATATATTATGTTAACACCTAAAAAACAAGAGTTCGTTAATGCGATGTCTAAAGAATATGGCGAAGGTGCCGTAGTCTCTAGATTTGAGATTAATGAGTTCGCATCTAAGAATGGATTTAACAATCCTTCTTGGTTGAAGAAACCACAATACAAATGTGGTCACGGTAAGTATCAGTTACCTACCGAAGAATCAGAGGTTACTCAAGTTGTAAGTAAACCTATTCAACCTGTTCAGACACCTGAACAGACTTCAGTAAATTTAATTGCTAATGCATTCGAAGTTCAAAACTTAGTTCCTTCAAAGTTCGAAGGTTTTGTTCCTTGGGGTCATTACAATACTATCAAACAGATTTCTAAATCTGGTATGTTCTACCCAGTATTTGTTACTGGTCTATCTGGTAACGGTAAAACTTTGATGATCGAACAGATTCACGCTGAGTTAAAGAAAGAACTTATCAGAGTTAACATCACTATCGAAACAGACGAGGACGATTTACTCGGTGGTTTCAGACTTGTTAACGGTGAGACAAAGTTTGTACCTGGGCCTGTTATCGATGCAATGGAAAGAGGTTGTACTCTTTTACTTGATGAGTGCGACTTAGGTTCAAATAAACTTATGTGTTTACAACCTGTCTTAGAAGGCAAGGGTGTTTATCTTAAAAAAGTAAACAAGTGGGTGACACCTAAACAAGGATTCAATGTGATGGCGACTGCCAACACTAAAGGTAAAGGTTCTGAAGACGGTAGATTTATCGGAACTAATGTTCTTAACGAAGCATTTCTAGAAAGATTTGCAATCACTATCGAGCAACCTTATGCAGACAAGAAAGTTGAAAGTAAGATTGTCATCGGTTCTATGAACAAGTATGGCAAAGTCGATGAGAAGTTTGCAGAAAACTTAGTGACTTGGGCAGAGGTTATTAGAAAAACCTTTTACGAAGGTGGAGTTGATGAGATCATCTCTACCAGAAGACTTGATCACGTTGTCAAGGCATATTCAATCTTCAAAGACAAAGTGAAAGCGATTGACCTTTGTGTTGCAAGATTTGATGATGACACCAAAGAGTCATTCTTAAATCTTTATTCAAAGATTGATGCTGGGGTGGATGTATCTGCCCCTGCCGTAGAGAATGAAGTCGAACAAGACGAAGTGGTCGATGAAGAATAAAAAAAGTTTTGTATGGGGGTTGACTTTTGAAAGTTAATTCCCATATAAATATACGGAACATGCCGAAAGGGTGTTCAAATTAACTTGCTTAAAAAGGAGAAAACTATGAATGACATAACATTCTTTAATAGGCTTAGGCCTTTCACAATTGGTTTCGATGAGATATTTGACACTTTCGAAACTCTTTCAACATCAAACACTTTCAGTAATTCATATCCACCATACGATATTGTAAAAGTAGATGACTACAAATACAATGTGGAGTTGGCAGTTGCTGGATTTAGTAAAGACGACATTCAAGTCGATTATGCAGATAATACTCTCACAATCGAAAGCAAAAAAGAAACCAAAGAAGAAGAAGACAAATTTATCCACAAAGGTATATCTAAGAGATACTTCAAGAGATCATTTACAATCGCAGATGATGTGGTAGTAAATGGTGCAGAGTTAAAAGATGGTCTTTTAACAATTGAATTAGAAAAGATATTGCCTGAGGGTAAAAAACCTAAGACTATTGAGATTAAATAGTTTTTTTAATAAAGGGGGTTGACAATAACCCCCTTTTTAGTTTATATTATCTACAAGGAGATTTATTATGGCAAAAGTATTTGATTTACAACCTGGTGGTTTAAAGGACGGTGGTCAAGCAACTTTAAACGAAGAAGAATCTAACAAACTTACAAAAATTTCAGAAACAAATAAAGAACATGATGATACTAATGCAGGTTTAAAAATAGCACAAAGAAATAAGATTGCCGCTCACTTCATGCGTGTAGAAATACCTGAACCTATCGTTAATGAGATATGGGAAAATAGAGGTGTCATGTTTCAACCTGGCAATGAGGATATCAAAACAAATTTAGGAAATGTATTACATACAATTGCTAAATCATTTATCAAACATAATTATCAACATGATGCAATACCAATTATTGATTTTAATTTATACGAAAATAATACACCACTGCAAGATATAACAATCACAGATGGTTCAGTATTTCAAATGAGAATGACTTTTGATGATAAGGGTGAAACAGTATTTCAGTGGGGTGACAAGTATGATGATCATCCATTAAGACCTGATACTTTTGAAAAAGTAAAAAGTGAAAGAGGCATACTACTTGTATATCCAAGTTATGTTAAAATAATTGAAGACAATGTAAAAGATTACATGGAAGTAAACGGAAAGTATATCGCACAAGATAATGAGTGAGTTTACGTATAAAGATATTGTAGATAAAAAAGTATATACTTACAATGAAGACAAGTATTTAAAGGAATTGCAAGATTACATTTTAAATACTTACAAACAACACTATTCAAAAAATAAGTTTCAATCAACACAATTTATTTTAGACAGTGGGCATGGTGAGGGGTTTTGTATTGGTAATATTATGAAATACGCTCAGAGGTTTGGAAAGAAAAATGGTAAGAACAGAAATGACTTGCTTAAAATCTTGCATTATGGTATGATTGCACTATACAATCTTGATATGGAGTTAAATAATGAAACTGAATAGTGGAACTTTGAATGTACTAAAAAACTTCGCAACAATTAATCAGAACTTAATGATTAAAGAAGGTAGTACAATAACAACAATGTCTGCGATGAAAAACATTGTGGCAAAAGTAAATGTTGAAGAGACATTTCCTAAACAAATAGCAATATATGATTTGAATGAATTTTTATCATCTACAAGTTTGTTCAAACAACCTATTATAGATTTTGATGATCAACATCTAACAATTAAAGAAGAGAATAGTAAAGGTCAAAAGTTAAAATACTTTTACTCTGATCCTTCGGTAATTACAACACCAAGTAAAATGATTACGATGCCATCAGTTGATGTCACATTTGAACTAACAAGTGATGATTTAAATCAACTAAAAAAGGCTGCATCTGTAATACAAGCACCTGATTTAGTTTTTGAAAAGAATGATGAAGGTAGTTTTCTTACTGTCAAAGATAAGAAAAATGATACTGCAAATAACTTTTCATTAGAAGTAAATCAATCTTCACAAGGTGCTAAGTTTCAGTTCTTTTTCAAAGTAGAAAACTTAAAACTATTACCTGGTTCATATGATGTGTCTATCTCATCAAAAAATATAAGTCATTTCAAATCAAAAACAGATAACGTAGAATATTGGATTGCACTTGAACCTGAATCAACTTATGAGGTTTAAGTTATGGATACGTTTCTGTGGGTTGAGAAGTATCGACCAAAAACTGTAAAAGATTGTATCTTACCTAAAAAATTAAAAGATACATTTCAAGAGTTTGTTAAAGACAAACATATTCCTAATTTAATTTTATCTGGTTCTGCTGGAACTGGCAAAACAACTATTGCAAAAGCAATGGTTGAACAGATTGGTTCTACTTGGATGATGATAAATGGATCAGAGGAATCTGGTATTGATGTTCTTAGAACTAAGATAAAAAACTTTGCATCAACTGTTTCATTAGAGGGTGGAAGAAAATATATCATATTAGATGAGGCAGATTATCTAAATCCACAATCAACACAACCTGCTCTTCGTGGTTTCATGGAAGAGTTTCACAAGAACTGTGGTTTTATTCTCACATGTAATTACAAAAATAGATTGATTGATCCCTTACAATCAAGATGTTCTAATATAGATTTTACAATTAGAAATGGTGAAAGAGTAAAACTTGCAGATAAATTTTACAAAAGAGTTCTTGATATTCTAAAGGATGAAAAGATACAATTCAATCCACCTGCTGTTGCAGAATTAATCACTGCTCATTTTCCCGATTGGCGAAGAGTTTTAAATGAATTACAAAGATATTCTGCGTCTGGTCAAATAGATGCAGGTATATTAATTAATATTAGTAATGAAAACATAAAAGAACTAATGAGTTTTGTTAAAAAGAAGGAGTTTACAAATGTTCGTAAGTGGATTGTTAATAATCTTGATAATGATGCCAATAGGATTTTTAGAACGATCTATGATTCTCTCTATGATACTATCGACCACTCTACTATCCCACATGCGGTGGTAATACTTGGTGATTATCAGTACAAGTCTGCCTTTGTTGCAGATCAAGAAATAAATCTTTTGGCATGTATGACTGAGTTGATGTCACAGGTAAAGTTCAAATGAACAAAGAATATGAATCAGTAGATAAGTTTGAAAAAACAATAGCAGATTTTTTTGGTGCTCCATATGCAGTTGCCACGGATTGTTGCACGAATGCATTAGAACTTTCTATCAGAATTACAGACTATGCAAATATTAAAGTGCCTGTGCATACTTACGTTTCAGTTCCTTACATGTTAATGAAAAATGGTTGGCAGTTTACATTCACTGATGAGAAGTGGAAAGGTTATCATTATCTAACTGATCAAGTTATAGACGCAGCTGTTTATTGGAAAAAAAACGGATACATACCTGGTACTTTAATGTGTCTTAGTTTTTTTAAACGTAAACATTTATCGACTGATAGAGGTGGAATAATTTTATTGGATGACAAAGATAAATATGAAGACTTAATCAGATTAGTTTATGATGGTAGAAATAGAAGTGATACACCATATAATAAACAAAAGTGTGGCATGGGTTATCATTATTACATGACATCTGACAAAGCAAATTTAGGATTACAAAATTTTGAGAAAGTGAAAGATAAAAAACCCATAGAGAAAAATTGGGATTGGTATACACCAGTTAATCAATACTCTACGGTATTTGGTAATGAAGACATTATTTTTAGTTCAGAGTAATACTGGGTATGGTCATATCAATAGAGTAAAATCATTTTGTGATCATATCAATGAAAATTTAATTATTACAAAACCTGTTCTAGGTCACGACACTGAGTTTTTTGATAAGTGGCATAATGACTTGTTCGTAAAATATGTTGAGTATAACCCAGACGTGATTGTTACTGAGGGTTTTCCTTTTGGAAGATATGGTTGGCATTCACATTTCAATAAAAATTTAAGAAGACACAAAGGTATCATGGATATCTTAGATCATGCAAAAAACAAAAAGATATATTCTTTAGAGAGAGATATACCATGGATTAGACCAAGTGAAAATTGGTTTCATAGTGACATACTAAATGAATATTATGACGGCATAATTTTTCATACTGATAATAATTTTATTGATCCAAAAGAATTTTTACATAATCAAATTATAGATGTTCCAATAATTAGTTCTTCATATGTCACTAAACCATTTCAATATAATACTCATAGAAATGGATATTTAGTTTCTGGTGGTGATTGGTATCCACATATAGAAAAATATTACAATGTGGCATTAGATGTAAGGAAAAGAATTGGTGGAGATTGGACATTTATCGTTGGTGATAAAACACCAAATAAATTATTAGATAGATTACAAAAAGAAAATGTAAATATTGTATCAAGACCAGACACAAATGGTTACAGAGTTTTACTTGCATCTCATGAATTATCGATAAGTCAATTTGGTGCGATGTCATTTTTAGATATAAATATCACAAAAACACCTGCGATTATGATCCCAAATGACTTAACATCAAATGATGTATATGATAGTAATGGTGTAGTAATTGATAAAGAAGAAAATTATAGAGCAAAAAGATATGAACAACTCGGTGGTGGGAAAGTAATATCAATTGATGATGTCACAGTTGACTCTTTGACAGATTCAATTTATAAAGTTGTTCACTGTAAACCCACCACTTTTGATATGAATGGAGCGAAGTTTGTTAAAGAATTTTTCAACGGAACAAATACAGTCCATTAAAGAGTTTGGATCACACATGGACGCAGCCATAAGAGGTGAGTATCACTATCCACACACAATAGTTTTTGTACCTGGTATATCTTGCATGTACAAATGCACTTTTTGTGGTCGAAACTATGATGCAAAATTTGAAAAACAAGATAAACATTATGAAGTTTATAGAGATGTCATATATCAAAACAAAGGAAGAGGGCAAATAAACATTGGTGGTGGTCTTGAACCCATGACAAGTCCATATTTGAATCAGATATGTAAAGACTTGTATAACGTTGGTATGAAATCAAGAATGATAACAAATGGATTTATGTTAACACAAAATTACATAAAAAAGAATCCTTATGTTGCAAATTTAGATACTTTGAGAATATCTTTATATGGAATTGATGAAGAGGAGTATAATTCAGTATCTAGAAATAAAAAAGGTTATCAAGTAGTAAAAAACAATTTAAAATTATTAGACAGAAAAGTAAAACTTAATTATGTTGTATTACCACAAAATGTTGAAAAGATAGCAAAAATTTTAGATTATATAGATGACATTGGTGGTATAGATGAATTAAGTCTAAGAGAAGATTTTTCATTTCAGTATGAAATAAATGATCGAAATAAGTTTCAAGATATTCTAAATGAATTTGATATATTAGCAAAACAACGTGGTGTCAAAGTTCATTATGGATATGCGATGTATGATTTACTAAGAGGAAGAAAAAGTAAATTAATTAAATGTGATTATTTACATTTAGATAAAAAACAATCACCACAAACTAAAATATATCTTGATCCAAATGGTGATTTGTATTATTATAGTGAGGCGGCATTTTTAGATCGAGAAGGTAGTGAACGTCACATTCTAGGTAATACATGGAGGTCATCAATTGATGATGCACTAAAAGGTATGAAAGAAATAGAACCACGTAGAGATGATATAAAGTTCATGGATACTTTAACTCATCTCATAGAATATTATAAATGGAGTGTTCGTAATGTATGAATTGAAAGAATATCTTAACTCTATAAATTATCAAAAAAATAATTTAATGGAAAGTGATGACGTTATGTGGGAAAAAAAGTACCCTGCATATGTTGTTAATAAGTGTTTAGCACCATTTGGTGATACGATTATGTTAATAAATGAAATGAATAGATTACATCATTTAGATAACAAACTACAATATGATTTCTTACTAAATAGTCTAAGAACTCGAAAGAGATTTGCACCGTGGATGAAGTCAAGCAAATCTAAGGATATAGAGTGTGTAAAAGAGTATTATGGTTATAGTAATGAGAAATCCAAGTCTGCTCTAAGCATACTTAACGATGAACAAATAAAAACGATAAAGGAAAAATTGAATAAAGGCGGACAACATGGAAAACGTTAGTTTTAATAAAGACAATATGCTTGAAGTGACTCTTAAAGAACCTGATGATTTTTTAAAGGTTAGAGAGACACTATCTAGAATCGGTGTGGCTTCAAGAAAAGAAAAAAAATTATATCAGTCTTGTCATATTCTTCACAAACAAGGTAAGTATTACATTGTTCACTTCAAAGAACTATTTGCACTTGATGGTAAAGAAACAAACTTAACAGAGAATGATATAGGAAGAAGAAACAGAATTGCTAGTCTATTGAAAGATTGGGGTTTGATTAATATCAGTAGTGAAGTACAAAACATGTCACCACTTAGTCAAATCAAAATTATAAGTTTCAAAGAAAAGTCTGAATGGACTTTAGAAACAAAATATAATATTGGAAAGACTAAAGATGAGAACAGTATATGATGAATGGACTAGGTTACAAAAAGTAATCATTGGTCGATCATTTGATTTAAGTAATTTTAATATAGATTATAAAAATAAAATATTATTTAATTATGATAAGACAATATCAGAAAGACATCAACACTTTTCAAATATAGAATATGACGGTAATAGAACTACAACTGATAGTTTACTAGATTTAGTTGAGGGTAATTTATCAGGTTTAAAAAGAATACATGATGAAACTAATGAAGACTTAGATGTATTAGCAGACATATGTAAACAGTTTGGTACGTTTGTTGTAAGACCAGATATATTATATCCAATAGAAACTGAGTGGCGTCATCCCATGCAAGTTAGAGATACGATTGGTAAAATAGGTGATACAGTCTTTGAGGTTTACACTTCATCTTGGGATAGGATGTATGAAAATCTAAACTGTAGAAATATTTTGATAGATGAATTTGAAGAGGGTGCTAGATATATTTCGATGCCATTTCCCATATATGAAAGAAAACCAACAAATACTATAGATGATATTGATATAAAAAATGAGATATCCAATAAAGAAATACAATCATATGATAATCAAGGACAAATATTAGGTGATACAGCTGCATTTATGAAATGTGGAAAACATATTTTTCATACTCATTCAAATCCAAAAACAAAACTAAAAAAACAACATTCTCAAATTAGTATGACTAATAATGGTAGAGAGTGGTGGAAGAGAGAGTTTCCAAGTCATGAATTTGTAGAAATGAACGCATACGGACATGTTGACGGAAAGATATCTATTTTAAGACCAGGTTTAGTATTGGCATGGAACAAAGATCACATACCAGAGATCATGAAAGATTGGGATGTAATATTGATTGAAAATAAAGCAACATATTCTGGCAAACAAATAAAAGATTTATGCGAGGAAAAAGGTGTCAAAAATTATCCATGGCACCATCTACTAGGTGTATCACAAGAAACAAGGTTTGATGCAAACTGTTTATCACTTGATGAAAATACAGTGATCACATCTGGTTATGATAAAGATTTATCAGATAAATTAAAAAAGTATAACATTGAAATGATACCTTGGGTTAATCGTTGGAACTTTCTTTGGTCTGGTGGTGCTCATTGTTGTTCTGTAGATTTGGCAAGAGAAGGAAAACTTATTGACTATTTTTCATAATTATGGTATAATAATCACATGAGGTTTTATACTAACATTTCTCAGTGGGGAAATAATTTATTATTACGTGAAGTCATAGATGGTAAGAGAGTAAATCGAAAAGTAAAATATTCGCCAACTCTGTATTGTCCTGTGATGCGTGAGACAAATTTTAAAACTTTAGAAGGTAAGTATGTTACACCTATAAAACATCAAACAATGAGAGATGCCAAAGAGTGGGTTGAACAATATAAAGAACAACCACATTTGTTATATGGTAATACACAATATCAATATTCTTTTTTATATGAAAACTATCCAAACTTAGAATGGTCATTAGATGATGTATTGATTGCAACTATTGATATTGAAGTTGCTTGTGAAAATGGTTTTCCTAATCCACAAGATGCTATTGAACCTTTACTTTCTATCACTGTAAAAAATCATGCCAATAAACAAATATTTGTTTGGGGTGTTGGTATGTACAAAACAACTCGACCAGACGTTGCTTATGTCAACTGTGAAAATGAAAAAGAACTTATCTATGAGTTTTTAAAGTTCTGGCAAATGAATCAACCTGATGTTATCACTGGTTGGAATACAGAATTTTTTGATATACCATATCTTTGTAATAGAATAAAAAAACTTTGTGGTGAAGATGACTTAAAAAAATTATCACCATGGAAATCTGTTTCATCAAAAAATATTTACTCAATGGGTCGTAGTCACCAAGTTTGGGATATACAAGGTATCGCCGCTTTGGATTATTATGATTTGTATCGAAAGTTTACATATACAAATCAAGAGTCATATCGTTTAGATCATATCGCATATGTGGAACTAGGTGAGAGAAAAGACGGAAATCCTTATGATACTTTTAAAGATTGGTACACAAACGATTTTCAATCTTTCATTGACTATAACATAACAGATGTTGAGATTGTTGATAAACTTGAAGAGAAAATGAAACTTATCGACTTGTGTTTGACTATGGCCTACGAGGCAAAGGTTAATTATACAGATGTTTTAGGATCAGTTAAGTATTGGGATATTCTAATACACAACTATTTAATGGATAAAGGTATTGTTGTTCCACAAAAAGTAGAAAGAGAAAAGTCTGAGAAGTATGAAGGTGCATATGTAAAAGATCCACAGACAGGTATGCATGAATGGGTATTATCTTTTGATTTAAATTCACTATATCCACATTTAATTATGCAATATAACATTTCACCTGAAACAATGAAAAGTGAACAGACAGTACCTAATATGTCAGTTGATAAACTATTAGATAAACAAATAGACACATCTATTTTAAAAAATACAACTATGACACCAAATGGTGCGTTATTTCGCACTGACAAAAAAGGATTCTTGCCTGAGATGATGCAAAAAATGTATGATGATAGAGTTAGATACAAAAAGGCAATGTTAGAGGCAAAACAAAATCTTGTTAACACAAAAGATAAAAAGTATGAGAAACAAATTTCTACGTTTAATAATATACAAATGGCAAAAAAGATTGCACTTAACTCAGCATATGGTGCTATTGGAAACAATTGGTTTAGATATTATTCACACACAATGGCAGAAGCGATTACTACGTCTGGTCAATTATCTATTCGTTGGATTGAAAAAAAGATAAACAGTTATATGAATGGATTACTAAAAACTAAAGATAAAGATTATGTTATTGCATCCGACACTGACTCTGTTTATATTACATTTGATGAACTAATTAAAAAACTTAATCCAAAATATCCTATTGACTTCCTTGATACAATTGCAAAAGAAAAGGTTGAACCTTTCATTGATCAATCATATCAAGAACTTGCAAACTATCTACATGCATATGAACAAAAGATGCAAATGAAAAGAGAAGTGATTGCAGATAAAGGTATTTGGACTGCAAAGAAAAGATATATTTTAAACGCATACGATATTGAGGGTGTTAGATATAAAGAACCAACATTAAAGATTATGGGTATCGAAGCAGTGAAGTCATCAACACCTGCACCATGTCGTGAAAAAATTAAAGAGGCTTTGAAGATTATGATGTCTGGTGATGAAAAAGAACTAAATAAATTTATACAAAATTTTCGTGAAGAGTTTCTTACACTTCCACCAGAAGACATTGCATATCCAAGAAGTGTAAATGGTTTGAACAAATGGTCTGAGACACATACATTATTTAAGAAAGGTGCTCCGATACATGTCAAAGGTGGAATATTATATAATCATTTAGTAAAGAAAAATAAACTTACAAGATACTATCCTTTAATACAAGAAGGCGACAAGATAAAGTTTTTATATTTAAAACTTCCTAACATTTATCAATCATCATCTATATCATTTATTACAACACTTCCAAAACAACTTGACTTTAAAGTTGATTATGAATTACAGTTTGAAAAGTCATTTATTGAACCACTTAATTTTATTATTGAAAAGATTGGATGGTTTGTTGATAGAACTTATGGAACACAAGGAACACTAGAAGATTTTTTTGCATGATACACAAATTACTAGAAACAATAATAACAAAGGAGTCACAAAATGAAACTGAAGTTGCTATTCTCTTATCTGGCGGCGTTGACAGTAACACTTGCTTATTTACTTCTAACCGTCTCGGTTTAAAAGTACATGGATATTCTTTTCATATAAAAGATAATCCTACTTACGACTCACTAAAAGCACAAGAGGTGTGTGAGAAGTTTGGATTTAATTTTACAAGTATTGAAGTGCCAACTGAAAATTTAGTTGAGGACTTTAAAACGTTGGCACACAAATATAGTTGTAAAAAGAAAGTTCAGTTTGAATGCACTTGGCCATTCATGTACATGTATCCTAAGATAAAAGAGAAAGTTATTATATCTGGTGTTGCCGCAGACGGACATTATGGTCTAAGTAAAAAAGCAATGATACATTTCAAACACACAAAACAAAAGTTTGATAAGTTTAGAACAGATTATTTTTCATCTGATAATCCAGCAGGTGTCAGACAACTTGAAATGTTAAGTAAAGAATATAATAAAATACTGATTGCACCTTATTTAAACAAAGATGTATTTAATTATTTTATACAGTTTGATTGGGATCAGATTAATAAACCATACGAAAAACATTTAATCAGACAACATTTTCATGAGTTTGATGAACTTAAACTTAAAAAACATCTTAATTTACAACTTGTGGCAGAAATACCAACTATATTTGAGAATCTTCTTGACAATAAAGAGATAAACATATATGATAGGAAAAGAATTATGGATGTGTGTCGTGACTGGTCAAAAATAGTTGATAGTAAAGGCACTTTGGAAAACTTTATATGAAATACAAACCTTACTTAATGAAAGACGTATTAGACGGAGAGGCACAAGAAAAGTTTCGTGTTATATCCACTTTCGCAGGTGGTGGTGGAAGTTCTACAGGTTATCGTCTTGCAGGTGGAAAAATACTTGCAATAAATGAGTTTGTTGAAGAAGCAAGAAATACTTACAGAGATAATTATCCAAACACACCTATTCTTGATGGTGATATCAAAGAACTAGAGGGAAAAGATTTTTTAGAGATTGCAAATATAAAAGAAGGTGAACTTGAATTATTAGACGGATCGCCTCCATGTTCAGCATTTAGTATGTGTGGAACATTGGCAAGAGAGGGAACAGTTCATAGTGACGGATTTGGTAAAACTAAATCTTACTCAGACGGAAAGATAGTTACGAATATTGAAGACTTATTCTTTGAATTTTTAAGAGTCGCAGATAAGATTAGACCAAAGACTATCATCGCAGAGAATGTTGAAGGTCTTACAGTTGGAGAAGCAAAACAATATTTTAATAAAATACAAAATACATTTGAGGATATTGGATATCAAGTAGTTGCAAAAGTACATGATTGTTCACAGTTTGGAGTTCCACAAAGAAGACGAAGAGTTTTCTTTATGGCAGTTAGAGATGACATTATGGATCAAGTTGGTTTGAATTTTATGACTTTATCATCAATATTTCCAAAAGAAAATAAAACAATTACTACTTTACAAGGTGCATTTGATGATTTAGATTATGATCAAGATGAAGTTGAAATGTTAACAAGAATGTGGAAAGAGACAGCATACTATAAACAAACTTGTGTTCTTATGCCACGCAACCCAGACAAAGTAATCACAGGCACAGACTATCATCCAAAAGGTTGGCATTTTAATTTAAAGATTGCATCAGAGTTTCATCCGTCACCTACTATCACTGCCATGGGTGCAACTGAAAAAACTGCTGGAGTTTGTCATTGGGAAGAAGACAGAAAGTTTACATTAGGTGAATTGAAAAGAGTAACATCACTACCAGACGATTTTATTCTGACAGGTAAGTGGGCTCAGAGATCAGAGAGATGTGGAAGAATGGTGCCATCACTAATGATGAAAGCACTGGCAAGTTCCATGTATGATAATGTTTTAAGGAATATATAATGAACGATTTTACATTTGCACATAGAGAAGAAGGATTTGATAATCACATTGACAAATCTATTAGAGGTTATAAAGAATTATTGAATGATGTTGTATCATTTTCTAGATATTTTGTAGAAGAAAAAACACATGTTCTAGATATTGGATGTTCAACTGGCAAACTAACAAAAGAAATATTTTTAGAAAATCATGAACATAAGAATCGTGTCACATACGAAGGTGTTGAATACGCAAAAGGTTTTCAAGAAGACCTTCATAAAAGGTCTGATGAATTATGGGAAATGGTTGAGGAAAGTAAAAATAGATCATTTATTAATTTTAGTGAAAAGGATATAAGAGAATATTCGTTAGGTTATAATAAATATTCTTATATTACATCAATATTTACTTTACAGTTCATGCCTAAAACAGACAGAGAAAAATTGATACGAGACATTTATACAAGTTTAATACCTGGTGGCGCATTTGTCTTTGCAGAAAAAGTTTATTCTCAGAATGCACATATCCAAGACATGTTAACGTTTATGTACTACGATTACAAAAGAAAACATTTTGAAGATAAAGACATTTTAGATAAAGAAAACACACTACGACACATGTTGAAACCAAATACTTGGCCCGAAATAAACGAATTCTTGACAAAGGCAGGTTTTAAAGATATACAAGTATTTTGGCGTAATCATAATTTTTTAGGAGCAATAGTAATTAAATGAGTACAGCAGTATTTTTGATTGGATACTTATGTCTAGGTCTACCAGGCGATGTGGAGTGTAAAAACATAGCGTCAAAATTTTTATACATTGGAATGCAAGACTGTATGATTGCAAAAGAAGAGATATACACAGAATTAAAAGATTTAACTGGGTTACAACTTCAATGCATACCGTCAGACTTGATAGAAAACTATGTAGAATATAGACCAGAGGTAATAAGTCCAGCAACTACAATAAAAAAATAGGAGTAATTATGGGTACAGATGCAAATGATTTTTTAAAAGAAATCATAAAAACAACTGGCAATGAATATGCTAATCTAGTGGAAGACGGAGTCGAATCAGGTGATGTTGAAAACTTTATCGACACAGGTTCTTATATTTTAAATGGAATGTTAAGTGGTTCACTCTATGGTGGACTTCCACAGAATAAAATAACAGCACTTGCAGGTGAATCTGCAACAGGTAAAACATTTTTTCTTATGGGAATGTGTAAACACTTTTTAGATGCAAACCCAGATGGTGGTGTTGTTTACTTTGAGTCAGAATCAGCAGTAACTAAAAAAATGATCGTTGATAGAGGTATTGATGCATCAAGAATGGTAGTCTTACCTGTTTCAACTGTGCAAGAGTTTAGAACACAGGCAATAAAAGTTCTTGATAGATACATGCAACAAGACGTTGATATTAGAAGACCAATGTTTATGTGTCTTGATTCTCTAGGTATGTTATCTACAACTAAAGAAGTTGAAGATACAGCAGAGGGAAAAGAAACAAGAGATATGACAAGAGCTCAAGTTCTAAAGGCTGCATTTAGAATACTTACACTTAAATTAGGAAAAGCAAAAGTTCCTATGGTCGTCACTAATCATACTTATGATGTTGTTGGATCATATATTCCAATGAAAGAAATGGGTGGTGGTAGTGGACTTAAATATGCCGCAAGTAGTATTGTTTATCTAAGTAAGAAAAAAGAAAAAGACGGAACTGAAGTTATTGGTAATATTATCAAAGCAAAAAATCAAAAGTCTAGACTAACAAAAGAAAACTCAGATTGTGAAGTTAGATTAACATACAATAAAGGACTTGACAAATATTATGGATTACTTCAACTTGCTGAAAAATATGATATATTTAAAAAAGTATCTACGAAGTTTGAATTACCAGATGGTCGAAAAGTATTTGGTAAAACTATAAATGATGATCCACAGTCATACTTCACAGATGAAGTTATGGAAAAACTAGAAGAAGCGGCAATGAAAGAATACTCATATGGAGGCAACAATGAGTGAAATGAAACAAGGTGATTTAGTATCTGTTTTAACACCACATGGTGAATTTGTTGGAAGACTAGAAAAAAATGATGATACAGGCGTACATCTAAGTAATCCAAAAATGATGGTTAGCACTAAAGAAGGAAACATGGGTTTTGCAAGAGGTGTTTGTATGACAGGTGAGGAAAATCCTAAATCAATAATTTTTAGAAGTGGTGGTATTATATTAGTCACACCATCAAATCAAAATATAAACAAAGCATATACTGAAGTTGTAAGTGGATTAGTCACTTGACAAAAAAGAAATTCAGTTATATCGAATCAGCAAACTACCCAGATCAAACTTGCATAGGGATCAACGAGGGAGAGTTTGCTGGTGTAATTTATAAATATGGTAAAGTCACACCAATAGAAAAAGATGATAAATTGACAATGCAATTTGAATATGATATTATAGAAAACAATGCAATACCTAGAGAAAAGTTTGGCGATAATTTTTTTAATTTAATAGGTGATATACTAATGGATATACTTGATGAAAAATATAACACTAACGATACTAGAAAACTTAGTAGCAAATGAAGAATATGCTAGAAAAGTTTTACCATTTTTAAAAGAAGAATACTTTCAAGATAGAAATCAAAGAATCGTATTCAAAGAGATAAGTTCTTTTGCGTTAAAGTATTCAAAACTTCCAACAAAAACATCTTTGGAAGTTGAACTTGATAACCGAAAAGATTTAACTGAACAACAATATAAAGACATAACAAATATTGTTAGCAACTTTACAGATGATGCAGTTGATATAGAGTGGTTAACTGATACTACCGAAACATTCTGTAAAGATAGGGCAATCTATAATGCCGTCGTGGACGGAATCTCTATTATTGAAGGTAGAGATTCCACACGTAAACCTGATGCACTTCCAAGTCTTTTGACAGATGCATTATCTGTTTCTTTTGATAATAGAGTTGGTCATGATTATATAGAGGATGCATCAGATAGATTTGAATACTTACATCGTAAAGAAGAACGTATTCCATTTGACTTAGAATATTTCAATAAAATTACAAAAGGTGGACTCCCACAAAAAACATTAAACATTGCACTTGCTGGAACTGGTGTCGGTAAATCTTTGTTCATGTGTCACATGGCTGCAAACTGTATAAATCAAGGACGGAATGTTCTTTACATTACACTAGAAATGGCAGAGGAAAGAATCGCAGAAAGAATAGATGCGAATCTTATGAATGTAAGTATGGATGCACTTCAAGATTTACCTAAACCAATGTACGATGATAAGATCGAAAAGATCATGAACAAAGTAAAAGGTAAACTGATTATAAAAGAATATCCAACAGCATCAGCACATACTAATCACTTTCGTTCATTACTACAAGAACTATCAATCAAAAAAAGTTTTAAACCAGAGATAATCTTTGTAGATTACTTAAATATATGTGCTTCAAGTCGTTTTAAAGGGGGCTCAAACATAAATTCATACACACTTATAAAATCTATCGCAGAAGAATTAAGGGGTCTAGCAGTCGAAAATAACGTGCCTATCGTGTCTGCTACACAGACAACTAGAGGTGGATATGTATCAACTGATATAGGACTTGAGGATACATCTGAGTCATTTGGACTACCTGCGACAGCAGACTTTATGTTTGCATTGATCTCAACTGAGGAAATGGAAGAGTTGCAACAAATTACAGTCAAACAACTAAAAAACAGATACAATGATCCTACTGTAAATAAAAGATTTGTTTTAGGAATAGATAGATCAAGAATGAAACTATATGATGTTGAACTAAAAGCACAATCTGATCTTGTAGATAGTGGGCAAGAAGACGAAATACCAGCACTAGATAAATCTACCAGTGGTGAAAGATATGCGAAATTCCAAGAAATTAAAGTCTAGATATTATGTGGATTTAGATGATTCTAATTTAAATTATCCATATAATTGTATAGACGTAAAGACAAATGAGGTGGTATGGAACTTTGAATTTGAAGAAGACGCTTTAGAATGGTGTAAGAATCAAAACAAAAAACCAACTTTTGGTAAGGATAGAATACCTCCACATATGAGGATGTATAAAACATAAATATATGAGTAATAAATGGGGGAGCGATGTCTATTAGAAAGTTTGTACAACAAGTAAGGCCTAGAGAACAATCATACAAACCTAAATTAATTATTGTTGAAGAACTTCTTGCTGAAGAAGAACTTCCAAAAGATATTATGAGGGGTTTAAGTTATGAGAAGTCTGAGAAACAATCTACATCTAAAAGAGATGTTTATATTGTTCGTTCATCAGATAGAGAAACTGATAGAGATGAAATACTAAGAAATCTAAATCAAGCAGGCATTAAGGCATCTCTTGGAACAAGTTCATCATCAGTTGATCCGATTGATGGCATATATCAAAACAGAAACTTTAGAATTTTTGTAAAACCATTATCTGGTGGTATGGGTGAAACTACTTTAAACTCTAGTATCACGGAGTTATTTCCCTTAATCGCATTCGAAAAAAAATATAATCCAAAAGATATCATATCATTTCATCAATTTTTACTAGGTGTTGATGTTTCAAAACTCAAATGTGTTGGGCCAAAAGATATAAAAGCCGCAGAGGAAACAATAAACAAAGCAGATACATCCACTAAGTTTAAAGAAAAAATGGCAAACGCTATTGGTGTTCTTAAATACATTCAACAAGAAGATAAAAATAAAAAGATAAAAAGTTTGTTTTGGGGATACAGAGCAAAGCCTGCAGGTGTGCCTAGTAAACACCCAGGTGATATGTTTATTACTTACAACGATAACAAAATTTTAGGTGTTAGTTTAAAAGCAGGTGGAAAGAAAACATCTGAACCACAATTAAACACTTACATAGGAAAAGTTTTTGATGAGTTCAAAGATAGAAACTATGGTAAACTAATGTCATTGGCATACAAATCAGTTTATTCTAAAATACCAGGTATGCCACCTGAGAGATCATTTATTAGAGATAGAAAAACAAAAGATATATTAAGAGACTTTGATAAAAAAAATAATGCACAATATGAAAAATTTTACAATGATTACCTTGAGATTATGAGACAAGGAATAGTCAAATTATTTAATAAAAATAAAGATAATACAATAAAATATATTAAAACAAATATACTTAGAGATGCACCTGATGTTCCTACCATAGTGATTAAAGCAGTTGGTAGTGATTACGAAGAAGTAACAGATAAAGATCAACTAGGTGTTTTTTTACCACAAGTAAAATTTATTAAGGCAACATCATCTCAATCATCTAAACAAAATTGGTTTATAGAATTGACATCTGGCCCAGATACTTTGAAAATGAGTATGTCTATTCGAACAAATAAATCAGGTCATGCTGGATTAAAAAAGTTAGGTCAATTTAGTCTTGCAGTAAAATACAATGGATTATCAAAAAAATGATACAATTTTTAGAGGAACAAGCAGGTAAGAACTTACATTTAGAACACATCGAGGATGAAATAATAAACTTTGGTGTGCCAGGTGGAAGAGGCGCAATAAACTTTTTAAGAAGTTTAAGAGATATGTTAGCAGGTGCAAGTAGATCATCTGTAAATATGACTGTTAAATGGGATGGCGCACCAGCGATATTCGCAGGTATAGACCCAGAGGACGGAAAGTTTTTTGTTGCAAAGAAGTCAGTATTCAACGTAAATCCAAAGTTATATAAGACAAACGCAGAGATTGACGCAGATTTATCTGGTGAACTAAATGCAAAATTTAAAGTTGCACTAAAAGAGTTTGCTAAATTAGGTATCAAAGGAGTTCTTCAAGGTGATCTTATGTTTACTAATGATCTTGAAACTGATACAATAGATGGTGAAAAAGTTTATACATTTCAACCAAACACCATAGTTTACGCAGTGCCAGTTGATTCTGATCTAGGAAAGATTATGAAAAAAGCAAAGATAGGAGTTGTATGGCACACAACATACTCTGGCAAATCATTACCTGTTATGAAAGCATCTTTTGGTGCGAACATCAGTAATTTAAACAAGTCTGCTTCGGTTTGGATGGATGATGCAACATACAAAGACGTATCAGGCAAAGCCACATTCAATGCCAAAGAAACTGCACTGGTTACAAAAACACTATCAGATGTAGGAAAGACATTTCAAAAAATTAATGCACCAATGTTAAATAAATTTCTTAGACTTCAAGAATCAATGACTGGCGCATTAGCAGGTGCATCATATAAAACTTATACAAACAGTAAAGTGAGAAGAGGGGAAAAAGTTAAGAATGCAAACAGACATGCTGCAGAATATGTCAATTGGGTACAAGATTCAGTAAAAAAACAGATTGATAAAGTAAAAACACCTGCTGGAAAGAAAAAATATGAGAATATATCTAAACAATATACCATAGAAATCAAAAAACATGTTAGAAATTTGACTGAAGTCGTTAAGTTTCAAAATTTTATGATTGATGCAAAAATGCAAATTGTTAGAAAACTAAATAGTGTAAAACAACTAACAGGCACGTTTATACGCACAGATAATGGATATAAAGTGGTTAACCCAGAGGGTTATGTTGCGATAGACAGAGTGTCTGGTAACGCTGTGAAATTAGTCGATAGAATGGAATTTTCGTTTAATAATTTCACTGCAATAAAGGCATGGGATAGATGAAAAACATAAAAGATTTAATAAACGAACTCAAAGAACGAGTCGTATCAGTCGCTCAAAGAAGAAAGATCGGCAGAAGAATGGCTCGCCTCGCAAAAACATCAGCATTTAAAGCCAAAAGGGAAAGAGCAATGAAAAAGATTGCCACACCTATGAAACAACGTGTCAAGGCAACTAAGATGGCAAGAAAACTTATTCGTAAGAAATTTTATCCAAAATATGATCAGATGGCACCAATGCAGAAGATGAAAATAGATCAAATTGTAAATGCAAAATATGGTGCTGCAATCGAAAAGATTGCAAAGAGAAATTTAATAAAAGTTAAAAAAGCAGAGATTGAAAAAGTCAAAAGAGCAAGACAGAAAAAAGATGATTAAAAAATTTAATGCATATGAACAACCAGGCAAATCAGTTGTGTTTGCATTTGGTAGATTTAATCCACCAACCACTGGTCATGAAAAATTAATTAATAAAGTGAAACAAGTTGCTGGATCAGATGAATATAAAATATATCCTAGTTTCTCACAAAATCAAAATAAAGATCCATTGCCACACGCACTAAAGATAGCGTACATGAGAAAAATGTTTCCAAAACATAAAAGAAATATTATTGCTGATAGAAAAGCAATCACTGCAATAGATATTGCAACTAAATTATATGACCAAGGTTTTAGAAATTTAAGAATGGTTGCTGGTTCAGATAGAGTAAAAGAGTTTGAAACATTATTAAAAAAGTATAATGGTGTGGAAGGTAAACGACACGGATTCTATAAGTTTGATAATATTGATGTTGTGTCTGCTGGAGAGAGAGACCCAGATGCAGAAGGTGTATCAGGTATGTCAGCATCTAAGATGAGGTATCATGCAAACAAAGGTGAATACGATGATTTTGCTGATGGTTTACCTAAAGGATTTAAAGACGGAAGAAAATTATTTAGAGATGTTCGTAAGTACATGGGTATTAGAGAACAGAAAGACATGGGTGTCATGAATGAATATGAAGAACTCAGAGACAGATATTTAACAGGTCAGATATGGAAGATTGGTGATTTAGTAGAGGCAAAGGGTATCGAGGGAAAAATAATTCAAAGAGGAACAAACTATATTACGTTTAATGATAGTCAAGGTAAAGTTCACAAAGCATGGTTGCACGAGATAAAAGTAGAACAAAAAAAAATTACAGCAGTAAGACAAGATAAAGATGTAAAAGATAAACCAGGTACGCAACCTGCAAAATATTACTCTGGTGTAAAAAAGAAAACTAAAGACGCAAGAGCTGCACATTTTAGAAAAGGTGCAAAAATGGACGATGACAATCCAGCTGCATACAAACCAGCACCGGGTGATTCTAAAGGTAAAACTAAACCATCTCAATATACAAAGAAGTTTAAAAAAATGTTTGGTGACTCATATGATATAGGTAAAGACTATGGTGATCACACAAGATCTGTTACACCTGGCGAAAATAAAAAATTGACAAAAGAAGATATTGAAGGTTGGTATAAAAATGAGGATATACACGAAAAGTATGAACTAAGATATGGAGACAATTGGTATATTAAATTAACAGAAACATATAATAAACTTCTTGAAAAGGTTGAAGTTGTTCATGATAATTGTGGTACACCAGATTGTTGTGGTCAGTGTGCTGATGCAAATATTACTGAACAAAAGAAAGAAACATTAGATTCTTTTGGTACTTTTATATTAAGAAATGCTTGGGGTGAAATAGTTGAGTCTGCTGAGTTTGAGGGAAGAAAAGTTAAATTAAATGATCCTATACGTACAAGTGAAAATCCTAATAAAAAATTTAAAGTATATGTTAAAAACGAAAAAGGTAACGTAGTTGTAGTTCGTTTTGGTGATCCTAATTTAGAAATAAAAAGAGATGACCCTGCCAGAAGAAAATCATTTAGGGCAAGACATAATTGTGATAACCCAGGGCCAAAAACAAAGGCTAGATATTGGAGTTGTCAACAATGGAGAGCAGGCGCAAAGGTAGATAACTAATGCAAGAACTAGGTCAATTCATGTCTCTTGTATCAGACGAAAAACAAAAAGTTCAAAAAATACAAGAGGAAAAAGATAAAAGGTTTAAACCTAGAGTTTCTGTAGGTCAATCATTATCAGAGTTTTTTAATTTAATATCTGAAGCACCTAGAATCCCTAGAAAAAAAGGACAACCTGCAGGTTCTGACAAACACTCTGATTTATACACAGACGAAAATCCAAAAGGAACAATACATGGTTTAGGATTTAAAGATGTTGAAACTGCAAGAGCATCTGTAAAAAAAATTATCAATTCTGGTAGATCACACGCACATAAAATACAAGCTGCGATTGCAATGGAACAAAGAGCAAGAGTAATGGGAAAAACAGCAGAAGCTGCAGTGTATCGAAGATATATTGAAAAGATGAAAAAGAAAACTAAAGAAATGAGAAAAGAGGACATGGAACCTCAAATTATTGAGAAACATTTCACAAGAGAGATCGTAAGAGAAGTGCCAGTTGAAAAGAAACAAGAGTTTACAAAAGAAGATAATGCACAAAGAATTGATGTTCTTAAAACATTTTTTGAAAGATTAGATAGTTTCGAACAAAATTTAGAAAAAAGAGAACTGGCTCAGAAGATGACTAATTACTTACCTGAACAACCAGAACAAAATGAACTGACAAAATTAAAAGAAGATTTTAGACAATTTAAGAACATTATATCACAACAAATGGCGACAATAGGAGGCGGTGGCGCAGTAAGACTGCAAGACTTGGACGATGTTGATACATCATCACTTGGTAATGGAAAATTTTTAGTATTTAACTCTACATCAGGCAAACTAGAATTTACAGATCAAGTGGATGGTAATTAATGGCACTTAAAATAAAATTAAAAAGAATTGCTGGAACTCCAACAACTTCAAATTTAGAAGACGGTGAGATAGCACATAATACAAGTGCGAATACACTTCATGTAAGAATTGGTGATACAATACACGCAGTTGGTGGAAGTGGTTCAGTAGACCTATCTGCCGTTGATCAAGATATTATACCTGACGGAAATGGAACAAGAAACTTAGGAAGTGCAACTAAAAGATTTGGTGATTTATTTTTATCAGGTGATACTTTGAATCTAGGAGGTGCGACCATTAGTTCAGACGGAACAGTTGTCACAATACCTAATGATTCAAAAGACGCAGACGGAAATAAATTAGCAATATCTGATACAGAGGGAACACCTATAAGAAAAGTACCAGTGTTCACTGCATCAGGTGGATTAAGCACTGCCGCAGTGACTTTAACAATGAAGGCATCGGCATCAAGAACAAGAGTGTTCAATGGTTTGACACTAGCAAATGGAGACAGTTTATCGGCAACAACAGCAACTCAACTATTTGAGTTCTAGGAATAAATAAAAATATGAGTAGTAAAACACCAGTAAGAGTCGTCTTTGACGGAAGTAGTAATGCAACAGGTTTGGCTGAGTTTCAGTCAGGCGAGTTCATACCTTTATCGGCAGGTGGTATTGGTGCATCATTATCAATTGGAACAGCAGGTCAAGTTTTAAAAGTAAACTCTGGCGCTTCTGCTTTAGAATTTGGTAATGTTGAAGCAATTTTAAATATAGACGGACTCACAGACGGATCAGGTATTACAATCGCTGATGGTGATGACTTTGCAATATCTGACGCTGGAACTGAAAAAAAAGTAAATGCATCTCAGATTTCTACTTATGTTCAAGGAACTATAAGTGGTGATATAACAATATCAGGTGGAACTGCAGCCATTGGATCTGGTGTTATTGTTAACGCAGACATAAACTCAAGTGCGGCTATCGCCGACAGTAAACTTGATACGATATCTACCGCAGGTAAGGTTGCATTATCAGCTTTAGAAATAGATGGTGGAACAGACATTGGTGCTGCACTAACAACTTCAGATTTAATAGTTGTTGATGATGGTGCAGGTGGAACAAATAGGAAAGCTGCATTATCAAGATTAGTTACACTTATGGAGTCAGAGATAGATGCCATTGGTGGTAACTTAACAATAACAGGTAATCTAACTGTTAACGGATCTACAACAACTGTATCTACGACAAACACTGTAGTTTCTGATAAATTATTTGAACTCGCAAACGGACAATCAGGCACACCATCAGGTGATATTGGTCTTGTCATGGAAAGAGGAAGTTCTGATAATGCATTTATAGGATTTGATGAATCTGCTGATAAATTTATAGTTGGAACAGGTTCGTTCACTGGTGCAACAACTGGTGATTTAACAATAACAACAGGAACATTAGTTGCAAACGTTGAGGGAAACGTAACAGGTAATGTGACAGGTAATGTAAGTGGCACAGCTGCTACAGTTACAGGTGCAGCTCAGTCAAATATTACATCACTTGGAACATTGACAACTTTGACAGTTGATAATATTATAATCAATGGTACAACGATAGGACATACTGATGACACAGATTTAATAACACTTGCAGATGGTATTGCAACTGTGGCAGGTGAAATATCTGTAACAACTCTTGACATTGGTGGAACTAATGTCACATCAACTGCCGCTGAACTTAATTTAGTTGATGGTTCTAGTGCTGGAACGATTGTTAACAGTAAAGCAGTTATCTATGGTAGTTCTGGTGAGGTAAATGCAACTACGTTACAGATTGCTGGATCATCTATAACATCGACTGCTGCTGAACTTAATCTTATGGATGGTGGAACGTCAGCTGGAACAACTGCTGTTGCAGGTGGTGATGGTATCGTGACAAATGACGGTGGAACAATGCGTCAAACAACAGTTGATACATTTGATACATACTTATCTCAAACTACTAAGACCTTAACAAATAAAAGTTTAACATCACCACAAATAAATACGCAAATAGATTTACTCGCAAGAGCAGAAGCAAGATTTCAAGATTCATCAGGTGGTCAATATGTTGCACTAAAAGCACCTGCAACTGTTTCAAGTAATGTTACATTTACATTGCCTGCAGAGGACGGATCAGCAAATCAAGTTTTAAAAACAGATGGTTCAGGCACTCTTAGTTTTGGCACAGATGAACAATCTGCTTTTGCTAATTCAACTATAACATCAACACCTGGTGGAAGTGGGGATTTTGATTTATCAAAAACAAATAATTCTGGTAGTTCTGAAACACCTTTTGACTCAAGCGCTGTTGATGCATTCGGTGTTATTTTAGGAGTTGTATTTGATGCAATGGAGCCAAGAGGAACAAGCACTGCGAATAACACTGATTTAGGATCAAGTGAGTCACATGTGGGTGCATAGGATTTATAAATAAAGGATAGGATAAAAATGACAAGATATAAAAAATCAATGTTTGACGCAACTATGGAAGTATTGAAACCTTCTATGGGCGCTGGTGCTTATATAAAAGACTTTCGAAAGTCTGATGCTCCACAATTCAAAGGAAAATCAGAAAAAGAGAGAGATAAAATGGCAATCGCCGCCTATCTAGATGCAAAAGATGAAGTCAAAGAGGGTGCAAAAAATAGTGTCATATCTATGACAAAATTTAAAAATCCTAAAATAGTAAAACAAGTTTCAGATATAATCAAAAAAGTAGGAACTGACAAAATCAAAGTAAAAAAGATACCTGGTGGTATGGAAATCGCAGGTTCAAATGTTCATCTAACACAAGTCATAGATAGATTTTTTGATCAAACAATCAAAACTTCAAAAGGTGATTTTTCAACACCTGCATTAATACGGATGAAAGAAGATTATGATTATGAAACATTTGTTATTGAACAACCAGAACATGAGATTACTGTAGGTAATTATACTACTAAGTTTTTTCATATGTGTGGTTCTGCACAAAAGGTTATGAGTCAAAATGCTGACAAAGAAGGTGCAGAGGAACTCACACGAATGCAAGATGATTTTTACAAATTAGAAAAAGAAGTTATGAACGCAGGTGAGGCCACAGAGGAACAAAAAAAGACAGCAAGAGACATGTATAATAAGATCATGGCAAAAGCAGGTGAAGTTGGACTTGCAGATGAGATTGATGATTATATGATACAACACATTGACTCTATCGAAAAAAATGATCCAAAGTTAGGATTTGGTAGAACAGATATTAAAGAAAGTGTAGAACTAACAGAGAAGATTGCAGGTCTAGAAAAAAAATCAGATCAAACAGGTGTTCCATATGGTATATTAAAGAAAAGTTATGATAGAGGTGTCGCCGCATGGAGAACAGGTCACAGACCTGGTACAACACCACAACAATGGGCGTTTGCCAGAGTGAACTCAATGTTGACAGGTGGAAAGGCAGACCCAGATCTACAGGCAAAAATCAAAGCAGGTGGATACAAGAAAAAGAAAAAAGCAAAAAAAGAAAATATGCATGAAGATGGTCACATGGATGTTCCAAGTTCAATAAGAATGTGCAAGACTATCATTGAAGACGCAAACGAAATACAACAGATTTTATCATCGAAGGGTGATGAAAATATAGACACTTGGTGGACAAACAAACTTGCTGTTGCCGCCAGTTCATTGAATAAACTTAGAGACTATATCAAAAACCCAATGGAAGAAGGTAGAAAATCTAAGTATGCTCAGGATGATGAGGATGAAGAGGGCGCAAATAAACATATCGTTATGCAACTAAGAAAAACAGTTGATTTGAAAGGTAATTTTAAAACTGAATTTGAGGATGGTAAAAAACAAAAAATACCTTTAGAGATCGCAAGAAAATTAAGCACTAAATATAATATGCTTAAAAAACCAATCGAAAAAGAAATATTCCAAAAGAGAATAGCAAAGTCATATAGAGACTTACTAAAAGTGGCAAAGGAGAAGTAATGAGTTATTTTAAAAACACACCCGAGAGTCTCTTAGAAAAAGTAAAAGAGATTCAAATAAAAACAGCTGCAAGAGAAGGTAATAAATTTACTAAAGCACTTATGGCTGCGAGAGAAAATGGAAATAAATTTTTTACAGTAAATGGTAAAGAATATGAGACAGAAGCTCTTGATGACAAAGATGTAGCAATAATAAAAAAAGTTGCTGGTAAACTTAAAGGTGCATCACAAGCACACGCAGGTCAATCAAAAGATTTAGAAAAAGCATTAAGTGATGAAGTAAAATATCCTCATGACATGTTCGATCCAAAAACAGGTAAAAAAGAAGTTGCAAAGAATGTAGATGATCATAACAGACTTTCAAAAATGGGATACACCCACGATGATCCTAAAAAGAAAGAAGACCCATCTCATTCAGTAGTTATCAAATCACAAAAGAAAAAAATGAAAGAGGATAACACTAACGACAAGTCTGATGATGGTGAGGGAATGGATAAAGTTCAACCTAAAGCGTTGAAGAAAAAATTTAAAGATAGAAAAGATAAAGATATTGATAATGACGGTGATGTAGATGATTCTGATAGATATCTTCATAGAAGAAGAAAAGCAGTTTCAAAAGCAATCAAAAAAGAAGAATCAATATCTGATATACAAGGTAATAAAAATCTTTCTATGAGAGAAGCACTTGCTAAAATTTGGAAGACTGATGCAGGCAAAAGTTATTTTGAAGGATTTGCATCTGATGCTCAAAGAAGAGCTGCCTTTGCACAAGGATACAAAGCAAAAGGTAAAGATAAAAAAGAGCAAGTAAAAGAAAAGACTTTAACAGGTAAGAAAGAAACTAAAGTAGAGATAAATCCAAAAGTTTAACATGAGATCACTTGTCGAAGTAATGAAGACAAGTGCCGAGGACTTACCACAGATATACTGTGATATGGACGGAGTTCTTTGTGACTTTATAAAAGGGGCAAACGCCGCAGTAAATGGTTTGTTTGTCACTGCCGAAAGAGGCACCCGTTGGGATAAAATAGCAGAGAAAGGTGCGAAGTTTTGGGCAGACTTAGAGTGGATGCCTGATAGTAAAAAATTATATCAGTTTATCGCAAGATATAATCCTAAAATATTATCAGCATATTCACCTAAAATGGCATCAGGTTCTAAAAAAGGGAAGATGCAGTGGCTTCAAAAAAATACTAGAGTCAAAAGAAGTGACATAAATCTAGTATTAAGAGACCAAAAACGTAAGTTTGCACAAACAAATGACAAACCTAATATACTTATAGATGACTATATAAAGAACATTAGGGAATGGGAAAGTGCAGGTGGAATAGGAATAACGCATATAAACGTTAGAAAAACGATATCTGAACTTAAAAAACAAGGATTTAAATAAGAATTATTATAAATAATAATAAAAAAAGGAGACTAACATGGGCTTATGGGGAGTTACACCGAATCTAAAACCAAAGTTTTTGCCTGAAGACAAAAACGCCGCTGGTTCAACTGGTGCAAGACATCACGCAATAGCGACCAAAAGTGGTTGGGGTCTAACACCAGGCCTTGCTGCTAGTGGAAACGATAACACGGATGCACAACCAGAAATACTGGTATGTGTAAAAAATTTAGCAGAAGCATTTGGTTCTGCATCTATTATTGGTATAAATTGGACTGATCAAACAGTCGCAGACACAGGTACATTTGATATCACTGTGACATTTGATGAGGCAGTGGATGTTACATCTGCAACAAGAACTGCAAACCAAACAATTACAAATAAAGCATACATCTTATTATCAAGAGTTGGAAAAACAGACATGGTTGAAGACAGTACAATGGCATGTCAATATTTTTCTGGTTCAGGTACAAACCAACTTACATTTAGAGGACTTGCACAGACAAACGCAGCTGCAGGTTTCTTAGCATTTAATGGTGAAGGAGTTGGCGATACAGGTGTTGTCACAGGTATTAACTTTGACGGAACTGCAACAATAACTGAGGAAGACGGAAGTTCAGGTTTAAGTATTAGACTTGAAGCTGGAACAACATCTGATCCAACATTTGGTGCAAAACTTATTGCAAACGGAAGTGCAGGTAAATCTGCAACAGTGAATGGTGCAATAACAACTGCAACAACAGCATTAGTATTAGACAATAATTCTGGTACAATCGCAGTTGGTGATGTTGTTACTGTTAAAGATACAAGCACATTATCTTTCGCAGACGCAGACGGAAATACAGCAATCTCAACAAACAATGAATTAACAGTTGCCGCTACAAACGGATCAACATCTGTAACACTAAGTGAAGCAATCACAGTGGCAGATGATGTTGATGTTTTATTTCATACAGACGGTGGTGAAGAAATCATCTGTGATTCATTAGCATTTAAAGTTGCAGGTCCATTGTTTGCCACAAGATCAGATATTACTACAATAACAAGAACTGGTCAAGATACAAGCGTTGCAATACTTTTAGAAGAAGGTACAGCAGACTTTGAAGGTAAAACAAATGGTGACGGAAACTTCTTTAGACTTGTACAAGAGTCAGGTAGTGCCGCATCAAATGACAGTGATGGTAGAAACGCAGAAGGTAAGACATTAAGAACTGATCCTATCGTTGTTGAAACATCATTGAATGATGCCGCAACATTGTCACAGACAGGTACATCAAGTGGTACAGCCAACATCCTCAAAGGTGTTGATGTCGCTGCCGCATAGAGTATAAATAGTTTAGCTTGAGTCTATTATTATAGGCTCAGTGATGTAGGATAGGGAAACTGATTTCCTACAGTAGAATCCCTCGTAAGAGGTTAATAATATAGAAGGAGACCTATAATGGCCGATCTAAAGATCACTGCATTAACTTCTCTAGCAGCTGCTTCAGCAAGAGAAGATTTATTGCATATAATCGATGACCCAAGTGGAACACCGATTAACAAAAAAGAAACAGTTGGAGATTTCTTCAACGCATTAACAGCACCAGTAACACTTGCTGACTCAGACGTTACATTAACTGAGGCAACACACGCTGGTCGTATCGTAATTACACCAAACGTAAGTGCAGATAGAACATACACATTACCAACACCTAAAGTTGGAATGTTATTCAGATTTATTGGCCCAACAGGTTTGGCTGCAGCTGATGGTCACTCAGTGATTATTTCTGCTGGTTCTGGTAACTCAATTTTCTTCAAAGGACAATTAGTTCACCACGATACAAACCAGACAAGTCAAACATCATCTGTTGTATTCTCAGATCAAGACTCAAATGAGACAATCACAGTAGCACTTGCTCAGGCACTTGATATCACATGTGTTGGTACATCAACAACTACATGGCAGATTTCAGGTTTCACTGCATCTAATACATTAGTAGCATTTGCTGACTAATCTTAATTTTCAAGTGACCATCTTTATGGTGGTCACTTTTTTATCATAAGGAGTTTATTATGAGTTTAGGTAAACAAGAACTTGAAGATCAGATTGCAAAGTTAACTAAAGATATAACAACTTTACAAAATGCAATCACTGATTTTGAAAAGAAAAAACAAGAAGCAATTGCACAACTAAACGCATTTCAAGGCGCAGTGCAACAATGTCAATTGTTTTTAAAAGAGATTAATAATGAGGCCGAAAGTGAAACTGATGATTTAGGTGGATTACCTGATGCACCTAAAGAAGAGGAAAAAACTGACGACCAGATGTGATTATGGTGTATGCCATAAGTAAAATTCCCTACGTAGGGTTTATATAAAGGAGAACGGTTATGGCCGATAAGAAAATTACAGCGTTAACAGATTTGTCAACTGGTGTTGCATCTGCTGACCTGTTACACGTGATTGATGATCCAAGCGGAACACCAATCAACAAAAAAGTTTCAGTCGCAAACTTTATCAACAACTTACCATCATTTATAGGATTTTCAAACTCAGTTGAAGATATTTCTGATGGTACACAAACAGCGATCTCAGTATCAACTGCTTTGACATTATTACAAACTGCTGGCACAAACGCAACCACACTTGCTAATGGAACAGTTGTAGGTCAAATTAAAATCATCGTTCACGATACAGACGGTGGATCAACTGAGATGACACCTGCAAGTGCATTAGGATTTGTAAATGCAGACTTTGTTACCGCTGGTGATACTCTAACATGTATGTGGACAGGTTCTGCATGGGTTGTACTTGCATCTCACGCTGCAGCTGCTGACACAGGTGTTGCTGAGGTATCAGACGACTAATAACTAATTAACACTTGGGGCGAGAGCCCCAGGTGCTATGAAGGGAAAAAAATGAAAAGCTTTAAAAAATTTGTTAAAGAAAGTGTAGGACCTCACGCTATGGGATTTCAATTTGATTCCAATGACAACATGTCTGCGTTATCAAACCCAGTCGTTATACAAAAATTAAACGCATATGTTGGTGTTATAACTAATGAGGAAACTAAAATAGTTGAAGATGCAATTTCAAATCTCAGACAAAAACTTATGAGAGTTGGATTGACATTTGGTGAAGTTCCTATGTTTGAAGGTAAGAGTGGTAGTTTTTCACTTCCATTAACATTATTCGGTGGAAGATTTGGAAAAGATACTGATACACCTCACGATGAGTTTCTAAATGACGATGGTATCTCTGATAAAGTCGAAGGTGGTTTATCACTCAACATCGGTTATGAAATGACCGCTTCAAACTGTTATAAGATTTCTGCAAAAATAGAATAGTAATGGCATGTATGAGAAGATTACTTCTGATAATGTCATCATGTTTGCAATAAAAAATTATAATAACCCTCAGTGTGAGGGTGAACTTGAATTTTATGATGATCTAAAAAGATTTAAATATATTAAAAGACTTTTCAAAAAATATCTAGAGACAGGTGAACTTCGAGAACGCCTTCTAATCAATCACTTCATAGTTTTAAATAACGTATTTGGATCAGACGCAGCCATTACATTATTACTTTTTAAAATAGAAAAAGAGTATTGGAGTATAATGAAGTCATTTTTAATATATCTAAATATGTTAGAGAAACACGAATTAAAAGATGTACGATCAGATGAAAACGTGTTTGAAATATTAAGGAAAATATAATGGGAAGAGCAGTAGATTTATTCGTTACATATCGTTTTATCAAACTACTAACGACACCTTTTGAAAAAACAGAGGCGTTTAAATTAGGTATTATTGATAAAGATGGTAATAGAATTAAAAAAGAAAAATCAACAAAACCAGCAGTTGAATTAGCAACTAGTGAACAAAAGGCTGCATATACAATACTTCATAAATTAGTTTTTAATATTAAAAAAATATTTTCAAAAGTGCCTGGTTTGAGAACTAAAGTCGGAACGTATGCTGCCGCTTTGTTTTTACTAAAAGACACATTTAAAGAGTCAGTGTCAGACCCAGATATGTTTGAAAAAGAGTTTATTAAGTATCTAAAAGAAGAAGATATTGAGTTTGATGATGAAATACAAGAAGAAGTCATAGGGTTTGGTGAACAACTTCCAAAAGGAAGATATAGGTTAAAACAAGATATACTAAATAAACAAGAAGAAGAGTTAAGTGCAAAGAAGGGTGATATTGTCATTGCATTTGATGACGAGGCACCGTTTGATACAATATTAGGAGTAGAAATTTTTTCTGTTGTGCATGAAAAATCACAAGAAAAAATATACGTAAGTTTAGAGGATTTAGAAGATGCTTAAAAAATTTAGAGAAGTAAATGTCTTTACAGGTAGACCAGTAGAGGAAGATGCACCTACAAATGCAACTGGGCCTGCTGTTGCTGGTACAGGTGATGATAGTTCTGTTGTTGTAGTTAGAAGAAAAAAAGATAAAGAAAAGAAAATGTTTTTAGATGCAAGAACTAAAGCATATAAACAACACGCAGAAAAACTTCAAAAAATGCGTGAAAGAAGAAGTAAATTAAAAGAAGATATTCTATCAAAAACAGATGAGTTCTATAGAGAGATGTTCGTTGTAGAAAATAATCTTAGAATGTTAAAAGATATTGTCAAAAAGAAATCAGCAAAACCTTTGAAATTTAAAGATGGTAGAATGAAAGTTGATTTAACAACTGCAAGCACAATTACACAAGTCTATGATAAAGTAAATGCATCAAACAAAAAGAAGATTGAAAATATGATAAACGGCACAAAGAAAAACTTTTTACAAATATCTAATGCTGTTTTTAAACTGGCAAGGTAAACATGGGATTAATGTCTCTAAAAGAATATGGTCTTGCGTATGAACCATCTGGTAGAGATTATGCATATAGTTTATATCAACCTGTCGCAGATCTCAATCTAAGGGCTCAAAAAGAGAAACAAGTTTCCAAATCAGACATAGATCAGATAGAAAGATACGCAGATCGTCTTTTTGCGTCATTGAATATTGATGTAGAATTTACAAGACATTTTATGGATCGAGTAAATGATGCAAGGAATAAAACACCTATCACCCCTGCTGAACTCACAAGACTTTTTAGACAATCTTATAGAAAACATGGAAAAAAAATTAAGAACTTAGGGCCAGATGCAGAGGCAGTTTTGAATGACATGCAGACTGATATCAATATGCCGTTTGTTTTAAAAGTCGATGGCAATGAACTTGATTTAGTTGCAAAGACTGTCATGAGAAAAAAGAATTTTAAAACAAAAGGACCGAAACTATCATTTGAAGAATTTAGACAAATAGATGAGAAAAAGAAAGGTAATCTTCTTTTAGGAAAAAAGAAAGATACATGTCCACCTGGTTATAGATATGATACAAATTTAAATCAGTGCGTTCCTATTAATTTTAGAAAAACATATTACATAGGAGTTCCAAGATCAACATCATCAGATCAAGATACAGATACAGATACATCAAACACAGATAATCAAACAGGTAATGGTAATGGAAACACAGGAAATGGTAATGGTAATGGAAATGCATCAGGTGGTAATGGCGCTAGTGGTGGTAATGGTAATGGTGCAAGTGGTGGAGGCGAACAATACATAGCTGCAGACGTAAGAAGAATGCCTGACGGAAGATATGGTGTATATGCAGATAAATTTAAAAATAAAAGAAGAGTGATGACACCTGGCGGTAAACACGCAAAAGAACTTAAAAAAGTTTACAGTAATAAAAAAGATGCAAACGATTACATGGCTGCAATAATGATTGCAAAGGGGGGATGATGAAACACTATGACGATTTTGTAGAAAGTTTATGGGCAAACATTCATAAAAAAAGACAAAGAATCAAAAGAGGTTCTGGTGAAAGAATGAGAAAAAAAGGTGAGAAGGGAGCCCCAACACCTGCTCAAATGGCAAAAGCAAAAGCTGCATCTGAGGATAATCATACACCTTTAGACAGAATTAAAGCAGATCACAAAAGAGAAAGAGAGGCTGATGCGATAAGAAGAGATAGAGAATTAGATCGTGCAAGATTGGCAACTGCAAGACAAATGAACACAGAAAAAGCACCTGATACATCTGACGCAATGAAAAGATACAAAGCAGGTAAAGCAGGATTTACAGATATCGCACATTTAAAAGCAAAAGGATTAATTAAGAGATCTGATGGTACTAAGAGAAAATCAGATAAATACAAATAATGTCAGAACAAACAAAAAAAGTTAATTTAGAATTAGAGATTGACACTAACACAGTTGACTCTAGTAAAAATAAGTATCAAGGTTTAATTGATCTTGCAAAAGCAGTTGATGCTTGGAGAATTTTTCCTAGATTATTTTTAACTGTTTACATAGTATTATTATATAAATGTGTGATTTGGTATATGAACTTGGCGGCTCCAACAATGGAACAATCTGGTTTGATTAGTATAGTTGTTGGTGCAGGTGCTGCCTGGTTTGGATTATATACTGGCACAAGTAAAAGTAAGAAATAATTAGGAGTTTAAAATGGAAATATTATTAACACTTGCCATGAAATTTTGGCAATGGACTGTTTTAATAAGTTTAATTATTATTGGTTTTATTGTTAATCTTTTCGATAAAAAGGTTGACAACAGAGTCAATTTTTCATATAATGACTATCCACACATGAAACCAATTAGAATTGAAACAAAAGGAAAAGGTTTCTTTAAGATGATATTAATGTGGCTTCTCGGTGTAAGACATTGGGAGATTACAAAAGATTTTACTTTCTCACTAGAGGGTAAAAATTATGTCATACCAGCAGGTTTTACTTTTGATGGTGCAAGCATTCCAAAATTTTTGCACATGTTCTTATCACCTGTTGGAGTGCTTTTAATAGGTGGACTCATACACGACTATGCTTATAAGTATGAAACTCTATTAGAAGATAATAAGAAAGACACTATGGGTATCATATCTCAAAAAAGAGCAGATCAAATCTTTAGAGATATTAATATCGAAGTAAATGGTTTCTATCTTATGAATTACTTAGCATACTGGTCACTAAGATTAGGTGGATTTATGGCGTGGAACAAACACCGTAAAGTCAACGCTAAGATATAAAAAGGAGGTTCTAATATGAACTGGTTAAAAGAAAGATCAAAAGAAATGTCTTCTATATCAGGCGCAAGTCTGGTTGTTCTTGGAGGACTGATAGTATTAGGTGGACCGTTTGTCAATTTACTGGCATGGGCCGCAATCATATGGGGTACTATTTCCATAGTTCGAAAAGACTAATCATTTATGTTTGGAATTAGACTATTACTAATAGGTATCGTCAGCGCCACATTGATTGGCGCTGGCGCTTATGTGCTTAAGTTAAGATCAGACAACGCAATTCTAAAAGCAAATCAAATAAAATTAGAAGGTGCGATTGAGACACAAAAAGAAGTTATCGAAAATCAGAAACAAGACTATGAAAAAATCATCTCTATCAATAAAGAACTAAATGATGATATAATACAGATTAATAAGTCAAAACAAATATTACAAGATAAATTATCTAAACACGACTTAAATTATCTTGCAGTAGAGAAACCAGGGTTGATTGAAAAAATAATCAATAAAGGATCTAATAAAATTATGGATGAACTAAATGAGGCAACAAGATGATAAGAGTTGTTGTATCGTGTTTATTGTTAGTTGTTGTATTACTAATATTCTCTAGTTGTTCAACATTTAAATCAGAGAAACAAGTAGAAGTAATTACACAAGAAATTGAAAAACCTAAATTAAATTTAGATGTAGTAGAACCATTAGATTTAAAACCTATAAAATGGATTGTAATTACAAGAGAAAATGTTGCACAAGTTTTTAGTGAAATAGAACAAGAGGGAAAGTCAGTGGCACTTTTTGCACTTGATACTGACACTTATGAAATATTAGCAATTAATATGGAAGATATTAAAAGATATATACTAACTCAAAATAAAATCTTAGTTAAGTATAAAGAGTATTACGAACCTGTTGAAGAACAATAATACATCGAGGGGGAGTTCTCTACATTATCACACACATTAGGAAAGGAGATTTTCATGGAAATCTTAAATAAATTTAGAACTTGGGCGTCTGCACTTGCAGAAGTCGGTGTAAGTTTAATAGCACTTGGCATCGTTCTTGAAGTTCTATTCAACGGACAGGGCATACCGTTCTGGCCAAACATTAATGTGATTGGGAATGTACAAAGCATCATAGCAGGTTTCTCTGCTCAAGGCTTAGTTGGTTTAGTAGCAGTTTGGGTACTATATTCAATCTATACTAAAAAATAATAAATAATAGTAGGGAGAGAGTTTTGTCAGATATACAATTAGATGTAGAATTATTAAAAAAGGACGTAGAAGAAATGAAGTTGATTCATGGTCGTCTAGATAATGCTATTTCAAAAATATCTGATGTTTCCAATTCTATCAACCGAATGTTGGCAGTTCATGAGGAAAAACTCTCTTCCCAAGAAGAGGCTATTATTAACGCAGAAAATTTAGTTGAAGCCAGAAGAATGGAATTCAACAAAGAAATCAAAGAACTTCACGATAGAATCACTAAAAACAGTAAAGAACAGTTAGACGCTATAAACAATCTTAAATCAGAATTATCTGGGCGTGTGGCCGTTTTAGACAAGTTTAGATGGGTTCTAATTGGTGGTTCTATAGTTATCGGTTTCATTATACACAAGTTAATGAATATCGGTATCACTATCTCTTGACAAATTCATCAAAATTTAGTAGGATAATCTAATGACCAGATATAAGGTTGAAACACACAGAGTTAGTGTGCGACATATTATCGTAAATGCAAACAGTGAAGAAGAGGCAAAACAAGTGGCAAGTGATTATGTTGACAAGAAGTCGCACATCAACCCAACAATAACTTATGATAAAAAGTTAAAAAAAATTAAGAGATGTAAAGAAATAGATTGACAATCAGATAGTATCTGATATATTATGTTGTAATGTATTTAGAGCAAAAGTATCTACTTTTGATTTCATCACAATTAGGCCAATTTAAAAAGAAAGATAACAATCTGTTTAACTTTCGTTGCCCATATTGTGGTGATTCTCAAAAAAGTAAAAGTAAAGCAAGAGGATATGTTTTTCAAAAAGAAAACTCTTTAATTTACAAGTGTCATAACTGTGGAGTTGGAACAAATGTTCCTAAGTTGATAAAACATGTAAATGAAACTTTGTATAATGAGTTCATGACGGAGGCATATCGTGCTGAGATTCCACAAGACCCTGCAAGAGGGATAAGGATAGATGAAGAAGAATTATCCCCAACTGTTAAGAACCTGTTAAAAAGTTCTAGTTCAAAATTAAGAAGTTTAAAAAAAGTTTCACAATTAGATCATGATCACCCAGTAAAAAAGTTTGTCGAGGATAGAAAGATTCCGTCAGATAAACATTATCTACTTTATTTCGCACCACACTTTTATAAGTTTGTAAATACAATTATTGACAATAAGTTTCCTAGTCTAACGGGTGATCACCCTAGATTAGTGATTCCATTTTTTAATGAAAATAATGAATTAATCGCTATTCAAGGGAGGGCATTTGGAAATGAAAATCCTAAATACATCACAATCAAAATCGATGAAAATCAAGAGAAAATATACGGAACTGATAGAGTCGATTGGGATAGAACAGTTTGTGTTGTTGAAGGCCCTATTGATAGCCTTTTTATTGATAATTGTCTTGCGACTGCTCAATCTGACCTAAGAGTGTATAAAGATAACGTTGTGTTGATACCTGATAATGAACCAAGAAACTTAGAGATTGTAAAACAAATTGAAAAATATATTAATGAAAACTTTCAAGTTGTTATATGGCCAAGTGATATTAAACAAAAAGATATAAACGAAATGATTTTATCTGGTAAAACAGAAAGAAACATAAAAGATATAATAGCACAAAACACATTTAGTGGTTTGTTGGCAAGAACAAAATTAATTGAGTGGAAAAAAGTTTGACGTACTGTGTAAAAGCATTTGATGAAATATATTCTGATAGCGCTAATCGATATAGATTATGTTGTCATGCAGATGTAAATAAATCAATTAGTCACATGACGACTGAGAATACTTTACCATTTGATTATTTTTTATCAAGTCAAATGGAAAAAATTCGTGATGATATGTTTGAAGGTAAAAAGATTGACGGTTGTGAAGGTTGTTATAAAGATGAAGAAATAAATGGGCATAGTCATAGAACAAAATTTAATGAAGAGTCAAATTACAATGCCGCAGATGTTACAAAAGTTAGCACTAAATTAAAAAATTTTGGTAGTCGTTGTAATCTTGGTTGTTATATGTGTCGTCCATATGACTCATCAACAAGAAGACAAGAATTAAAAGCCGCAGGTTTGATTGATACGTGGAATGATCTTGGTTTAGATGAATTTGAAAGAGAATGGGTTAGTAATGTGTCATCAAAAGATGTTGAAAAATTTAATCAAAATATATTAGATAACATAGACAGGGTTAGACAAATTAGAATATTCGGAGGTGAACCTGTTTTGTTAGATAGAGTGTGGCAATTTTTAGATGACATAAAATCAGATGATGCAAAAAATATTGAAATTGAAATGACAACTAATTTAACACATATTTCATATAAAAATTGGTCATTAAAATCAATTGATAAAAAGTTTAAAAATTTAAAGTTGGGTGTATCTTGTGATCATTTTGGTAAAAAACTTGAGTTCATAAGATATCCAATTGACGTACAAGAGTTTGAAAAAAATCTTATGATTATGAAAGATCATGTATTACAAATATACTGCACTGTTAGTATATTAAATGCATTTGATTTAAAAGAGATTGAAGAATATTATAAGGATTTTAGAGTTTGGTTTGAACCTGTGAATAGTCCAGCATCTTTGTCTATAAAGAATTTACCAAACAAAGATGAGATTGAATACATCCCAAATGAACTTATAAAAAATGAACTTATGAAACCAAAAAATAATGATGAGTACAAAAAGGGAATTGCATATATACAAGCGTTGCAAAATCATAGGAGAGGCGTATGAAGAAACAGTATTGTAATATCAAAATTGATACAGATCGAGATCAAAACTTCACAGAACAAGCACAAAAATTACTAAAAGATTATTACTGTCTAAAAGATGAACCATCACCACAATACGCACTTGCAAGGGCATCTAACGCATATTGTTATGGTGATAAAAAACTTGCCCAAAGAATATATGATTATGCAAGTCAAGGTTGGTTTATGTTTGCATCACCTGTCTTATCAAACGCACCACTGCCAGGCAAAAAAGCAAAGGCATTACCAATATCATGTTTCTTAACATACGTGCCAGATTCACTAGAGGGATTGATTGATCACACATCAGAGTTAAGATGGTTATCAGTGAAAGGTGGAGGAGTCGGAGGTCACTGGTCAAATGTTCGTTCAGTTTCAGATGTTGCACCTGGCCCTATTCCATTTCTACACACTGTTGACGCTGATATGATTGCATATAGACAAGGCAAAACAAGAAAAGGAAGTTATGCAGCTTATATTGATGTATCACACCCAGACATCATGGAGTTTCTGACACTTCGTATACCGACAGGTGACATAGGTCGTAAAACTTTAAATTTACATAACGCAGTAAATGTTACAGATAAATTTATGAACGCTGTAAAAAAAGATTTAGATTGGCATTTGATAGATCCAAATGATGATACTATCAGAGAGACTATGAAAGCAAGAAAATTATGGGAACAAATTTTAGAAGTAAGATTTAGAACTGGCGAACCTTATGTGAACTTTATTGATACTGCAAATAAACACATGCCAGAATCACTAAAAGAAAAAGGATTAAAAATACATGGATCTAATTTATGTAATGAGATACACTTACCTACAAATGAAGAAAGAACTGCTGTCTGTTGTTTGTCATCACTTAACTTAGAAAAATATGATGAATTTAAAGACACTACAATTGTTAGAGACTTGATAACATTTTTGGATAATGTATTACAATTTTTTGTTGACAATGCAGGTGATGAAATAAGTCGTGCAAGATATTCTGCACAACAAGAAAGAAGTTTAGGTCTAGGTGCGATGGGTTATCACTCTTACTTACAAAAACATATGATACCATTTGAAAAGTCTGGTCGTATTAATAAACAAATTTTTTCATGGATGAGAAGTGAAGCAGATGCACAGACATTAATACTTGGAAAAGAAAAAGGTGAAGCACCTGATATGAAGGGAACTGGCAGACGCAATGCTCACTGTCTTGCGATAGCACCTAATGCTAATTCGTCAATGATCGTAGGAACATCACCTTCAATTGAACCTAATAAGGCAAATGCATACACACATAGAACTAGAGCAGGTTCACACTTAATAAAAAATAAGTATCTTGAAAAAATACTTATAGAAAATAAAATGAACACACCTGAAGTTTGGACTGGTATAGTTACAAATAATGGATCAGTGGATCATCTAGAGTTTTTAGATGATGAACAAAAAGAAGTTTTTAAAACTGCTGTTGAGTTAGATCAAATGAGATTGGTTGAACTTGGAGGTCAAAGACAAGTATATCTTGATCAAGGTCAATCACTTAATTTATTCTTTCCAGCAGGAGCATCAAAAAAATATGTTCAGTCAGTACACATGAGAGCATGGGAGACTGAATGTAAAGGACTTTACTATTTGAGGACAGAGGTTTCTAAACGAGCAGAAAACATTGCTCAAAAAGTAGTATTAGATAAATTAAAAGACTATTCAGACATTAAAAAAGAGGAAGAAGAATGTCTGGCTTGTCAAGCATAGGAGAAAAAAATGGACGTACAAATCTACTCAAAACCAGACTGTGGTTATTGTTTGAATGCCAAAAACTGGTTTAAAGAACATGGTATTGATTATATTGAACACTCATTAATTAATGAAGATGATCAAATGGAGTTTATTCAAAGAGTAAACAATGTTGAAGAAAAGTTAGGTAATAAAATGGATAAGTTAACATCTGTTCCACAAATATTTGTTAATGGTGAAAGAATAGGTGGATACGCACAATTACTTGAAAATGCTGAAAAGATTCTTAAAAAAAGAGGTGGAGGTCTTTACAAGTTTAGTGAGACATACAAACCATTTTACTACCCTTGGGCTGTTGATTTCGTGACAAAACATGAGAAGGTTCATTGGATTGAAGATGAAGTAGATTTATCTGAAGATGTGACAGATTGGAAAGGTGGTAAAATGACAGACATTGAAAAAGAATATGTCACACATGTTCTTAGACTTTTCACTCAATCTGATGTCGCAGTTGGTCAAAATTATTATGATCAGTTTCTTCCTAAATTTAAAAATAACGAAATAAGAAATATGTTAGGTTCTTTTGCATCTAGAGAGGGAATACATCAAAGAGCATATGCATTATTAAACGAGACACTTGGATTACCAGATGAAGAGTTTCATGCATTCTTAGAGTATCAAGAGATGGCAGATAAAGTTGACTTTATGATGAACTCAAACGTAAGCACAAAAAAAGGTATGGCTCTGGCACTTGCTAAATCTGTGTTTAATGAGGGTATATCACTGTTCGCATCGTTTGTGATGTTGTTGAACTTTCAAAGATTTGGAAAGATGAAAGGATCTGGTAAGATCGTTGAATGGTCAGTCAGAGATGAATCAATGCATGTTGAAGGGATTGCTCATTTATTCAGAGCATTCTGTGCTGAGAATGCAACGATTGTTGACAATCAACTTAAAAAAGAAATATATGAAATGTCTAAAAAGGTTGTAGAACTTGAGGACAAATTTATTGATCTTGCATACGGCATGGGTGAACCTGAAGGATTATCTAAAGAGGATGTCAAACAATATATCAGATATATTGCAGACAGACGATTATTACAACTTGGTTTGAAGACAAACTTTAAAGTTAAAGAGAATCCAATACCATGGTTAGAATGGATTCTAAACGCAGCCGATCATACAAACTTTTTCGAGAATCGTGTAACTGAATATGAAGTTGCAGGTTTGACAGGTGATTGGCAAGTTGCTTATGAAGACCCAGAAGCACATTTAAATTGTGATCATGATGAAGGTACTTGTGTTATAGAGGACACTAAAAAAGAACAAGCAATGGCACAAGGAAACTTATTTTAATGAGAAAAAAAATGTTATGTGAGGAGTGTGAGGCATCATACGAGATCAAACATGACATGGATACAGACTATTTTGTGATTGAGCACTGCCCATTTTGCGGTGCTCATCAAGAGTCTGATGAATATGTTTCGTATGAAGAGGAATATGATGAATGAAAACACAATCGGCCAAAGCAAAAGGTCGTAGATTACAACAATGGTTTCGTGATTTACTGATTGAAAAATTAAACATACACACTGAAGATATTGAGTCAAGAAGTATGGGAGCAGGTGGTGAGGATTTGATCATGTCAAGATCTGCAAGACATCATTTTCCATATAGTATTGAATGTAAAAATGTTGAAAAGTTAAATGTATGGGAGGCATACAAACAAGCAAAAGAAAACTCTAAAGACTATGAACCTATTGTTGTTATGAAAAAAAATAATCACAGACCTTTAGTTGTTGTTGATGCTGAACATTTTGTAAAAATATATGAAGATTGGACGCATGACGTTTTAAATGATGAATGATAAATTAGATAAGATTGAAAAGAGACTAGATAATCTAGAAAAAAAAATAGATCATCTAACAAAAACTCTTGACAAACATATAAAGTTTATAGATAATACTTATGAAGGATTACGTAATCCTATTGATAGTGTGAAAAGGTGGTTAAGTAAGTGACAATAGAACAATACAAATTATATCATAAATTAGACGGAAAGTATGGTGATGGCCAGATGATCCTTTCTTATTATAATCAAATTAAAGGTCTGATTGATGATACAAAATCACAGTCATTATTAGACTTTGGTTGTGGAAAAGCAAAAATCTATAAAAGAGTAAATCTTGCAGAAAAGTTTGGAATGATGCCAGACTTATATGACCCTGCGATTGAAGAATACTCTGAACTTCCAAATAAACAATATGATGGTGTTTTTTGTTGTGATGTCATGGAACACATACCGGAAAATGAAGTACCTGGTGTTATTGAACAAATTTATGAAAGAGCAAACAAGTTTGTTTTCTTTGCAATCGCTACCGACCCTGCGATGGCAGTTCTACCTAATGGGGAAAATGCTCATTGTACCACTAAACCAATACAGTGGTGGGAAGAGATAATTAATAAAAATGCACCTAAAAAGGTTTATTCACACGTGTTGTTAACAGGAAAGTTTGAAAACTATTCTATATTAAATGAGGAGTTATATCTTGAATCATTATTCTAAAGTGCTTATATTATCTGCCCACCCAGATGATTTAGAAATATCATGTGGTGGAACAGTCGCAAAGTTTGTAGATGAAGGAACTAAAGTAGATAACATTATTTTATGTTCAAACGTAAAACATAAAAAATATGTTGCATCATCATCAAAAATTTTAGGATATAGTCCAATATTTTTAAATCATAGGGATGAATCTCCGACAAGTAACGTCATCTCAGAGATAGAAAAAAAAGTTGACGTAGAATCATATGATTTAATAATTACACATTGGAGTGAAGATTGGCACCAAGATCACAGATTTTGTCATGAATTAGGTAATTCATTAAGAAGAAAACAACAACTTGACGTATGGTATATGAACGCATATCCCTATTGTCAAAAATATAAAAGTTTTGAAGCAAACTTATTTGTAGATATTACAAGATACAAATATAAGAAACTAGACGCAATATCACTATATGATAATGTGCCAGATGAATATTACATAGGGATCGATAGTATGTCTAGATATCGAGGATCATTTGTTCATGTAAAACATGCTGAGGTATTTAAAGTTGATACACTATTGTATTGTTAAATATGGTAATGAGTGTCATTATCAAAACGTTGAAGAACTACTTAAAAATATCACAGAACCTGTTCATGATAGTTGTCTTGATATAAAGTTTCATTTACTCACTGATAAACCTGTAGATATTCCATATATTAATAATATTAATTATGATAAAGATGATGTTGAAGTTCATACACATTGGAAGAAGTTACAGTTTTTTGATCCAAAATTTATTGGTGCCAGTAGAACTGATCAAACAATTGTGTCTGACTTAGATATGATATGGAATAAAAATCCAACTGAGATAGTTCAACATCATGTAAAAAAGAAAACATTATTATCAGTAGATAGATGGTGGAAAAAAGATAGTGATGTATGTAGAATGTGTGGAACATTTTACAAATTTAATTCACACGATTTTAAATATATTCCAAAAGTCTATAATAAACACTATGAATATTTTAGAGAGTATTATGCTTTGCATGAAGATGCAGGTTCTACAAGAATTGTTGGAGGTGAACAAAACTTCGTACAAGAAATGATAGAACTTACAGGAACAATTGAACTTATGCCTCCAACATTTGTTATGAAATCTAATTGGCCAAAAGATAATAAAGATTATGATTTACAAAATGTTTTCATAGAAAGATTTGAAAGTGCAACTGGTTTGAATTATTATGATTGTTGGGATTCAGCAATATTGCATATAATTAAAAGAGGAATCAACTAGATAAATATTATCATGGGTATAATAGAGATACTAAATCAATATGGTTTTGCAACTTTGGCCGCAGTCGGCATGGGTTGGTTTATATATTTTATATACACTTATATTACCACACAAGTCAAGGTAAAACTAAATGAAATGAACAGTGTTTTGATCGGTTTGATTGATAGAATTAGAATGTTAGACAATGATTTAATAAGATTAAGATCAAAACTAAACACTGTACTTACACTAAGAGAAGTAGAAAAACAAAATAAGGATAAATAATTACATGAACAAATTAATTTTTATATTACTATTATTATTCAGCACATCAGCATGGGGTGCTGCGTGGAATGAAAAACCAATACTGTGTTCAAGTTATGAAGAGACATTTTCTGCGATTGAGGCAAAAGGTGAAAAGTTAGTGTGGACTGCTATTCAATTTACTAAAGTAAAGGGACCAAATAATACTTATAGAGAGCACCCAGAGATGTTAGTATCTGCCAAATATATAAATCAGTTTACAAGAACATATACATTATTAGAGTATCATCCTAAGTATCTAGTGTATTGTGTTATTAGTTGGGGAACAGACTTGTTATTACAAGATGAACTTGATCCTAACACTTACTATAGACCAGACAGAGAGGTATTTAAATGAGAATAATATTAACACTTTTATTTCTATCTAGTTCAGTGTTTGCTGAAACATTAGTTCATGAATTTCATAATCCGTCATTTAGTGGTATAGGATACTCACAACATGTTTTGTCAGTTGATCAATTGCAAAATCAAAGAAAAAAACAAGTGACTGATGACGCAAAATCAGCTGCCGCACAAGCAGAGAGAATAGAAAAAAATAAAACTGTCAATAAATTTATCACAAATGTTGAGTCAAGAATCTATGCAAACTTATCAAAACAATTAGTTGATAATATGTTTGGAACAAGTTGTGATACTGAAACGACAACTTGTCCTACAAGTGGCACTGCAAATATTGAAGATGCACAAATTTACTGGGTTAAAGATACAACAACTGATACAATAACTTTGACTGTAACTGCCGCAGACGGATCAGTGACTACTATAGTTGTTCCTGTAGGGGATTTTCAGTTCTAAATGGACTTATTTTTTGCGATATTAGTAGAATTTGGACTACCTGTAGCAGCTGCAGTCGTTATGGGATTTTTTATATTCCTAATATTACGATACATTCTTGAATCAGTGATAGGTCAAGTCAAAGGAATGCATGGTATAATCATGAGTTTAGATAATAGAGTAAAAAATATGAACAATGATATGATAAAACTAGATATTCAAATATCTGATGCATTGAATTTAAGACAAGATGAAGAAAGAATCAGTAGGGCAGATGGCAAAGAAGACGCAAGGAGAGATTAATAGTGTTAAAAATAATCTATATTGTACTTTTAGGAGTAATATTATCTAGTTGTGCGTCTAATTATCAAGATTTTGACACATATAAAGGTGATATGCCATTTGTTGAAGGAACACCCACACAAGAATTATTAGAAGAATTACCAGATTTAGATCAACAAAAGATAACAATCGCAGTATATAAGTTTACAGATCAAACTGGTCAAAGAAAACCTAGTTCAAAATTTTCTCAACTATCTACAGCAGTTACTCAAGGATCTGATGCATTTGTAATCAACGCACTAAGATTAGTGTCGAAAGGTGATTGGTTTCAAGTTGTAGAAAGGGCTGGACTTGATAATCTTGTAAAAGAAAGACAACTAATCAGATCAACAAGAGAACTTTATGATGGCGAGTCAACAATTGATAACGTGTTAAAACCTTTAGTCTTTGCAGGCATAATCATTGAAGGTGGTATAGTTGGATATGATAGTAACACTGCGTCAGGTGGTATTGGTGCAAGATATTTTGGTCTTGGTGCAAATGAACAATACAGAGTTGACCAAGTGACAGTATCTATGAGATTAATATCAGTGCAAACAGGTGAAATTATATTGACACAAAATGTTACAAAAACAATTGCAAGTTTTAGTAGCAGTGGTGACGTATTTACATTTTTAGACATGGGAACTAGGGCGCTTGAAGTAGAGGCAGGTGTGGCAATAAATGAACCTGTAAACTATGCCATAAGGACAGCAATAGAATATGCTGTTTATCAAATGATTCTAGATGGCGAAAGAAAAGAATTATGGAAGTTCAAAATACCACAAAACAATCAAAAAGTTGAGGAACTTCCACCATTACCTATCGAGGACTTACCTATTCCAAAAATCCATGAAGATGACATGATCCCATTCATAGAAAGCATGGATTTAAATGAGTTCAAAGATCATCCGATACATAAATAATAATACAAGAGAGGGGCGAAGCTATGTTAAAAATAACAAGTTATATAATGTTTGTTATGTACATGATTGTTCCTTTATATGCTAACGACATATATGTCACACAATCTGGTGCGAATTTAGACTTAGACATAACACAAGACGGGTCGAATAACACTGTTGGTAACTCAACAACTGCATCAACATCTACAGGTGCAACAACTGTTCTTGATATTGATCAAGTAGGTAACTCAAACGTGATCACATATCAGATCAATGGTGCGACTTATACTGGTACAATTAATCTAACAGGTAACTCAAACGATGTAGATTTAAATTGTGACAGTGCAGGCAATAATAGTTCTTGTGGAACTGTGACTGCGAACATTACTTGGACAGGTAATTCCAATGATATTGATTTAGATATTGGTGAAACAAGTGATGCGTCAAATACAACCGTAAATATTACAGGTCAATCTGGTTCTGATAGTAACGTGGTTGCAGCCACTATTGACGGAACAAGTGCCATCTTAACTTTAACAGTTAACGGTGATACAAATAATTACTTGATTGATATTGACGGAGACGGTGATGTAAATGGTCATACACTGATACATACTCACACTGGCAGTATTGCTGATGTTGATATAACACAATCAGGTGTCAATGATAACTACATTTCTTTGACAACATCAGGTGATAATGCAGACATTGATATCTCACAAACTGATTAAGTTAATATTAGGAATATTCCTTTTTTTCAGTACGACACTCTATGCAAGTTCCATAGGCGATGTTGTATTGAAAGAAGGAAATTCTGTCATTCAAAGAGTTGACAAAACTGAAGTAAAAGTAGAAAAAGATTTAGATGTTTTCTCATACGACACAGTAAAAACAGGTAAGGGAAAACTTGCAATTGAGTTTTTAGATGATACAAGAGTTGATGTCACATCTCATTCAAAACTTATCATAGATGAATTTGTATATGATCCTAATTCAAAGACAGGTAAACTATCTTTAAAAGCATCATTAGGAACTGTAAGATATGCAAGTGGTCAGATCGCAAAAAATTCAGCACAAAATATTAGTATCAAAACACCGACTGCAACTGTTTCAGTAAGAGGAACAGATTTTGCAATGACAGTCGATGAAACTGGGTCATCTACTATCATACTATTACCAAGTTGTGACACTGAAGGTAATTGTTTTGTGGGTGAAATAGCAGTAGAAAGTGACGCAGGTTTTGTAATATTGAATCAAGCATTTCAGGCCACTCAAGTAGATGTGCCAGAAAATAGACCAATAAACCCTGTTATCATAGAATTAGACGAGTCACTTATTACAAATTTGTTGATTATTAGGAAACCACCCAAACTAAAAGATCAGATAGAGTATGAAAAAAGACTAAAAATAGTATCAAATGTATTAGATTTAGACTTTCTAAAGTTTGAGGATTTAGAAATTGACTTATTGAGGGTAGAAGAAGACGAGTTTGCAAGTAGATTAGATATAGACTTTCTTGAAAATAACTTCTTGGCAGATGTGTTAGAGGAATTAAACCAACAATTGGCCTTGCAAATGAGAAGTGAATTTGATAAGATAGAAGAGAAAAAGAAAGTTGGTCAAGATGAATTTGGAGTTATACTTATTGAAGAGGATGGTAATTGGATCTGGGTTAGAGAAGATGCCGCAGGTAATAATATAGTTCTGACATTAGATCAAGAAAATGGATATATATTGAATGTACAACAACAAGAGTTTGAAATCAGAGATTACAGATTAGGAGAGGGTAGTAATGAAATTTACATTAATCAAAATCAGTAGTATATTATTGTTTACATTATCAGCGTTTGCAAATAATTTTGATTTAACAGTGACAAGTAGTACAGGTTATTCCATAACAACAACGCAAGATGGTGTCGATAACGATATAGATTTTGATATGTTAAATATGGATTCTGCTACTATAATTTTTAATCAAACAGGTAATTATCATTCTATCGATATTGATGTTGATGGTAGAACAAGTGATGGTAGTTCTATCACTGTAAATCAAACTGGCAACAGTAAAAGTTATAGTGGTAATTTATATTGTGGTCACACATACTGCACTATGACTTTAAATCAATAATGAAAAAAATATTCACACATTGGACTTTTCCATTAGTCACATTATTTTTTTTAATTTGGGTAGGAGTTAAAGATCCACAAGTAAAAGAAATACTTAGATTAAAATCCTTTGATCTAATGTTACAATCGCAAGATAAACAAATATCTCAAGACATTGTTATAGTTACGATAGATGAAAAGTCTATAGAAAAGTTTGGCCAATACCCATGGTCAAGAGATACTTACGCTGATATTATAGATTACTTACGATTAAAAAATGCAGGTGTTATTGTATTACCTATTTTATTTTCTGAAGAGGATAGATTTGGTGGTGATGAAATATTTGCAGATTCACTTAAAGATAATTTTGTTGTGGTTGGACAAGTTGGTTCAAATCAAACTTCCAACAATGGTTATCCTAGAGGAGTTGCAAAAATAGGTAATCCTTTAGATTGGTTATTTGAGTGGCGTGGAATGGTTGGCCCAATACCAACTATAGGTGATAGTGCATCAGGTGTAGGAGTTTTGAACACTGCACCAGAGATTGATGGTGTCGTTAGAAGAATGCCTTTACTAATGAAAATAGGTGAAGATGTATATCCGTCTATGGCAATAGAAGTTATTAGAACTGCTACAGGTGATCCTAGTTATCAAGTAAAATCTGGTGATGCTGGAATCATAGCAATGCGAGTGCCTGGGTTTGCAACAATAAAGACAGATGCAAATGCTAGAATTTGGTTATCATGGAATACAGCATATCCAACTATTTCAGTCGCAGATTTAGGATCAGAAGAATTAAGATTTGAAGGTAAAACTGTTATAGTCGCTGTAACTGCTGAAGGATTAAGTAATGTAATCGCAACACCAATAGGAAGTCAATATGATTATGTTGCAATCGCATCTACACTTCAAACTGTAATTGATGGTATTAATATAGAGAGGATAGACATACTACCACTCATAGAGATTGTATTAGCATTTTTTGTTGGTTTATGTATAGTTTTAGTTACGAGATTTGCACCATATCTTATTGTTGGTCTAACAATAGTTTTAGGAAGTATAGGTGGATTAGTTTACACTAATTTATTATTCCAACAAAAATTAATCTTATTTGATATTACTTGGATATTAGTAACAATATTATTTGTAGGTTTACATGGTATATTTAATAGATTTATTTTAGAATTTAAATTAAAACAACAAATAAGAAAACAGTTTGAAACATATCTTGATCCAAGACAAGTTGCCATATTACAAAAAGATCCTAGTAAATTGAAACTTGGTGGTGAGAGAAAAGAGATGTCATTCTTGTTTATGGATATCGTAGGGTTTACACCCATATCAGAATATTATAAAAATAATAATAACCCAGAGGGATTGGTAGAAGTTATTAATGATTATTTGAATCGCATGACAAAAATAGTTTTAGATAATGGTGGAACTGTTGACAAATATATGGGTGATTGTATTATGGCATTTTGGAACGCACCACTTGATTGTGAAAATCATGCTGACATGGCAGTAAAAACAAGTATAGAGTGTGCGAAAGAAACTGAAAATTTAAAAGAAGAATTTAGAAAAAAAGGATTACCAGAAATCAACATAGGATCGGGTGTCAACACTGGCACATGCATTGTTGGAAATATGGGAAGTGATAGTCGATTCGACTATTCTGTGATTGGTGATGCAGTCAATCTAGCCGCAAGATTAGAAGCATCAACAAGAAACTACAAAGATGAAAATGGAAAAGTTGTGGCGACTTTATACTCTTCATATACAAAAGATCAACTGACAAACATTGAATCGATTGAAGTTGATAAAATAAAAGTTAAAGGTAAAGAAGAGTTAATTACAATATATAAACCAAAGGAGTAATTATGGCAAGAATGATGAACACATCAAGTGTGTATGAACCTAAAATTAAAAGAACATCAATAGGACATGGAAAACTTAAAATGTCATCGATGAATAAAAATAAAAGAAGATCATGGAAAAAATATAGAGGACAAGGTAAGTAATGAAAGAAGTAATTGTTTACAGTAAAAATATGTGTGGATATTGCGTTCAAGCAAAAAACTATTTAAAAAGTAAAGATATAGAATTTAAAGAAATAAACATAGAAGAACAACCAGAAGCGAGAGAGTTTATACTTAGTGAGGGTCATAGAATGATGCCCCAAATCTATATAGATGGCAAGAGTATTGGTGGATATCAGCAACTAATTAAGTTAGATTTATCGTCATTTTCTTGATTGACAGATTGTCGCACCCTAAAAGTCCTTATTTTTCGGGCATTTTTTAACCAAAATAATTTAATATAACCCTTGACAACATACCCCTAACCTGTCACAATAATAATAGATGAACAAAAAGAGAGGTAATCAAATGTCAATCGAAATCAAAAAAGGCGATCAAATCACTGCTGTTTGGGGTGCTGGAATACCAGAACAAATGGGTAAGATATCTAAAATAAATGAAGATGGTTCTTACATTGTTAAATTAAGGAATGGTAGGATCTTCGAACAACACTTAGTGTTGAAGAAGGAGTTCTTGAGTGACTACTTCTTAAAATGCAGTATAGGGTATCATCACATGCCCTCTGCCGAAAGTGTTGCAACGAGTAATTATGAAAGGTTATTTGGAACTGCTTAATGAGTAAACAAGGAACATTACATTTAGTTTATTGGCGAGAATATAAGGATGATTCTGAAAAGTATGATCCTTATTTCAAAACTTATTATACAATTTTTAGAAACGCACCTTTATCACAACTTGATAGATTGTCGTCTTCTAAATTACATGACAAGATTAAAATATTTTGTGATAAAAATTACAAAGAAGATGTAAGTAATTTTACTGGTGAATCTGGTGTAGAAATGATACATGGTTCTGAATATTATCATACTTACAATGATGAGTATGGTCATGAAGGTACACCATATTCTGATATAGATTTTTTTAATGATTACTGTCAATCATATAACGGCAGACAGTTTTTTAAATATGACTTCTTACCTGAATTTACGAAGTCATTGATACCTAATTACGCTAAGAATGGTGTGGGTGTTTAAATGTTAAGAGCATTATTTTGGATGGCAATCGGTGCCCTACTAACTTTAGTAGATTACGGAACAGTCTTTGAATGGTTGTCTGTAATATTTTCAGTTTTATCAACTAAATAAAATAAAGGAGTAAACTTGAAACAATATAGAAAGAAACCAAACTTTGAAAGGACTGAAGGTCTACACGTAATTGTTAGGGATAACAATGTAGATAAGGCCATGAGGAAGTTAAAAAGAATGGTTAAAAATGCTGGGATTCTACAAGAAATAAAAGAACGACAGTTTTTTCAAAAGCCATCAGAGAAAAAAAGACTTGCTAAAAAAGCAGGTAAAAAAAGGTGGTTAAAAAAAGTTGCACAAATGGAACATGAGTATTGATGAATACGCAGAATACGAAAAACTAAAACGCAAATCTAGAACTGATAATATGTCAATGAGAGTCAAAGACGTATTAAGGTTTTTTGATTTGAAGGAAAAATTTAATGATAGACAACATAATAAAAGGACCGTGGAAAAAAGTGGTGACGATATCACCAGAAGAAAATAGTAGGGTTCGTGAAGATATAGAGTTCGTAGAGGAACTTGCAGAAAGTATTGTGGTTAATGCGATCACAAATTTTCAAGAGAACGGTATCAATGTA